TCAGATTCCTTGTTCGCTCAGCCACAGGTTCAGGGCTGCCAGTTGCCACAGTTTGGAGCCATTGAGCGGCGTTAACTGGCTTTGTGGGTGGGTCAGCAGGCGGTCCAGCATGGCGGGCTGGAACAGGCCGCGGTCCTGGCTCGGATCGAGCAGCAAGTCACGCACCCAGTTCAGGGTATCGCCCTGCAAATGTTTCAGGCCGGGGACCGGGAAGTACCCTTTTTTACGGTCGATCACCTCGCTGGGGATCACCCGCCGGGCGGCTTCTTTAAGCACCTGCTTGCCGCCATCGGGCAGTTTGAAACGGGCCGGGATGCGCGCCGAGAGTTCGGCCAGCCGGTAGTCGAGAAACGGCGTACGTGCCTCAAGGCCCCAGGCCATGGTCATGTTGTCGACCCGTTTGACCGGATCATCCACCAGCATCACCGTGCTGTCCAGGCGCAGCGCCTTGTCCACGCCTGCGTCGGCCCCCGGCTGGGCGAAGTGCTCGCGCACAAAGTCCCCGGCAGCGTCATTGGCCGTGAGCCATTGTGGCTGCACGGTGGCTTTGTATTCGTCGTAGCTGCGATCAAAGAACGCCTCGCGATAGGCCGCATACGGATCGCTGGCGCCATCGACCTGCGGATACCAGTGATAACCGGCGAACAGCTCATCGGCGCCCTGACCGCTCTGCACCACTTTGCAATGCTTGGCGACTTCGCGCGACAGCAGGTAAAAGGCGATGCAGTCATGGCTGACCATCGGCTCGCTCATGGCGCGGAAAGCCGCAGGCAATTGCTCGATGATTTCGTGTTCGCCAATGCGCAGCTGGTGATGACGGGTGCCGTAATGCTTGGCAATCAGGTCTGAATACTGGAATTCATCACCCCGTTCACCGCCTGCGTCCTGAAAACCGATGGAAAAGGTCGATAAGTCTTGTACGCCCACCTCGCGCAGTAACCCTACCAACAAGCTGGAGTCCACACCGCCGGAGAGCAGCACGCCGACATCCACCGCCGCGCGTTGACGAATGGTCACGGCTTCACGGGTGCTGTCGAGTACGCGGTCGCGCCAGTCTTCGAGCGTGAAGTGAGCCTCGTCGGCGTGGGGGCCATAGGGCAAGGTCCACCAGGTTTTCTGCTCCGTATTGCCTTGGGCATCGATGCGTAGCCACGTCGCAGGCGGCAGCTTTTCAATACCCGCAACCAGCGTGCGCGGTGCCGGCACCACCGCATGAAAATTCAGGTAATGGTTAAGCGCAACCGGGTCGAGCATCGGGCTGATATCGCCGCCCTTGAGCAGGGCTGGCAGGGTTGAGGCGAAGCGCAACCGTTCGCCGGTGCGCGACAGGTACAGCGGCTTGACGCCCAAACGGTCGCGGGCAATGAACAGGCGCTTGGCGTCCCGCTCCCAAATGGCAAAGGCAAACATGCCATTGAGCTTGGGCAGCAGCGCCTCGCCCCACGCGTGATACCCCTTGAGCAGCACTTCAGTGTCGCCCCCGGAATAAAAGGCATACCCCAGGGCTTCCAGTTCGGCGCGTAGTTCAGGGAAGTTGTAGATCGCCCCGTTGAACGCCAGGGAAAGGCCCAATTGACTGTCGATCATGGGCTGCGCAGAACCATCGGACAGGTCCATGATTTTCAGGCGGCGATGACCGAGGGCTATCGGCCCTTGACTGTGAAATCCCCAGGCATCGGGACCACGGGGTGCAAGGTGGTGGGTGATGCGTTCGATGGCTGCCAGGTCGGCAGGTTGTTGATCAAAACGTAACTCTCCAGCTAATCCGCACATATTCCATTGGGCCTTGTATTTGCTGGGCCTAGGCGTATCTACCGTGATTCAAGTACCAATTTTGTACCGTTTTTCGGTAAATCCAGCTTTTCAAGCTCCGCGAAATCGCTCGAAGAGCTGATCCACTTGGCATAGGTCGAAAGCAGTACCTGGACGCTGTGTCCAAGTTGCGCAGCGATGAATGCGGGATTCATTCCGGACATCAGGCACATTGTTGCGTAGGTGTGCCTGGTGTCGTACATCCGGCGATACCGTATTCCGCTCTTGCGCAGGGCTGACAACCAATAACGCTTAGCCCCAGTTTCGGATCGGATGTACAGCTCTGATCTTTCACCCGAGCCTTCCGGCGCGAAAACGTAATCAGAGCGCGCCGCCGTAAGTAGTCTGGCTTTTTCGAGTGCCTGCAAGGCTCGATCGTTCAATAAAACTTCCCGCGAGACCTTCGTTTTGGTCCTCTCCTTGATCTTGCCGTACAGCCTGATACGGCACACCTTGGCGCGCCGAGAGCGCGTATCAACCTCGCTCCAGCGCAGGGCCATCGCCTCGCCTGGACGCATTCCTGTATAGAAAGAAAACTCAAAAAAACACGCGTAAATAGCCTGCAAGCCGCTCGTCACTTCGTACAGCTTCTCGATCAATTCGTCAGCCTCTTCGCGACTGAACGGGTCGATCTCGCGCTTGGTGACACGCGTCGGCGGGATCGAGTTGGCCGGGTTCCTCAGAATCAACTCATCATTCACGGCCTGGGTCAGCAGGCCGGTCACCAGCCGTATGGCGCCCTTCCTGCGGATTGGCGAAGTCCACGTAATACCATTGACGATTTTCCGCATGAGCACCGGCGTGATCTTGTCGAGCGGGTACGTGGCCAGGTGCGGTACCCAGTAGTTTTGCATGGTGCTTCTGTAGTTCTTGCGCGTGCTGTCTTCGATCTGGAGGCTGTTCAGCCAGTCCTGGGCGTAATCGAAAAATATGGGCATTTGCCCAGTGGAGTCGCTCCGACTATTAGGGAACAACTCCCTGTATTTCTCCGGTGTAAGCGCGCCCAGCTTGGCCAGCTGTATTACTTGAGAACGTAAAGCCTCGGCTGCTGCGATTCCCCGAGCGGTTTGCGGGAGAGTGAGCGTTTCGCAGTGCCGCTTCTTGTTCCAGGAGAACCTGATCCTGATCGACTTCCCGACAAGCTCAACTCCGGTGGGCAGCTCCATTGGCTCTCTAGCCATTCGTCATACCTCCATTTGCTGTACATGATTCGCCCGTCGATTTTCGACCAGACGCCGGCTGGGATGATGTTACGTTCTCGTTTGCGCTGCAGGGCTTTCGGCGTGGTGCCCAGCAGTTCGGCCATCCGCTTTTCGGTGACCTTGTCATGGCCGGACTCATCGCCCAGCTTCTCGGCTGTCGCCATGGTGATACTCCGCGCCGCGCTGGGCGGCAGAAGGTGGTTATTCCCAGTCGTAACTGAGCGCAGGGTTGATAGGTGGGATGCATTGCAGGGATGCCAGATCAAGCAGCGTGAAGTGCCCGTCCATCCATCCGGTGGTATCGATGTGATAGACGTTGCCGAGGACTGCCGGCTGACGCAGCGGGGTGTGCCCGACCACCATCGCGCGGATACCTGCAACCCCTGAGGCGTCGCCGTCCTGAATTCGGCTGCGCGACCACATGCAGCTGTTCTGCACCTGCTTCAGCCGTTTGCTGCTCTCGGGTGATTCAAGTTCAGCGCGTAACTGGCCCCAAGACTGGAAGGGGCAATCTGCGTGGACGATGCCGATCAGGCCCTGGGCCGTCTCAACCTCGATCGCAATCGGCAAGTCCTGGAACATCACCTGGTAGTTCTGCTGCTCGTTCAGTGGCATACCGACAAACCACGTCCCGCCGTTGTACATCCAGTTGCCGATATCGCAGGTGTCAAATCGGCACACGTAATCGTCATGGTTGCCGCGCACCGGGTGAAACCACAGCTTGTTCAGCCACTTGATCACGTCTTCGCATTCAGGCCCGCGGTCCACAAGATCGCCAACGCTAAAGAGTCGGTCAACTGCAGGATCGAATCCGGCAGCATCCAGCGCCGCTTGCAACCGGGTGAAGTGCCCGTGAATGTCGCCAACCGCGAAGTCGCGGCCAGCAGTATTTGCGGCGAAGCGCTTCACGCGCGACACCTCGATATTTTCGAGCATGCAGAAATACCTCGCCCGCCGCTCACCGGCAGGCATGTAGGGGTATTGGGAGTAGGGTTTTGCCTGCGAAAAGTGGTTCTAGATCACAAAACCATATTTCGATCGCGCCCCTTGCTGGGCTTCCAAGAACTTTTACTGCTTTGGAAGGTCGATCAATAACCTAAAATAGATAAGCAGCTATGCGATCTCTAATTCTTGATATGCCTAATGGGCGCGCGCTCGTCGAGGAGCTTGATCTTGCGACTGAGCTAATGATGTCCATTCCCATCGAGCTTGTCGGCGGTGAGCAATGGCAGGCAGCTTTTGATAGGCAGCAGTTAGCATTCAAGGCTTGGCGCTCATACCTTCTTTGCATAGCCAAGCATCCGAAGCGTGACGCTCAGTGTGAGATAAGTAAGATCGCCTGAGCCTCAATGTGGGCCGGTAGGCGAACCAGAGGGTGGCGATCATGGCGTCACCTCGCGGCGAGCCCACCAGCAGACCGGACCGTCGTCGGTGTCGTGAATGGCCAGGCAGAACCAGCCCTCGCCATCAGGCCGATCCGGCTCCCAGTAGCTGCAGTCCGGGTCGCCGGCTTCGAAATAGCGCTCAGATACCGCTTCGTCGCTGTGGTATTCGAGGCTCACCATCTTCACGTGCAAGCGCTGTTCGGCTACCCAGGCCTTGCACTTATCACCGTCGCCCTCGTCGAAGTCGGGCATATCGGGGTGAGCGAACATGCCGTACTCATCGCGCACGACCGGGGCTGGCTGGATCAACTTGATTTCTTCAGGCATGACTTCGTCCTTGCCGCTATAGCGGCTCAATTGGTCCATTTGCGGGTTCACTGTTAAAATGTTTTTTGGCCCACTTCTTCGAGTGAGTAGGGCCAATTAATTTGAAAATTTGGATTGGTACTTTCGCGTGATAAGAAAAACTAGCAGTGTATTCAAGGCCTCTATGGTTGCCGTATCGACGTTGGTGATGGCGTTTTTGACGGGGTACGCAGTCGGATTTATCGCAAGGAGTACAACCTGGAAAACTCATGACACCATTGGCCGAGCAATTATGGTGTTCGTTCTCGCTGGTATTGGCTTGTCCTTGGCTAGCCTAGTTGGAAAGCTAGTTCGATTTTCAAGGACTGAAGTAGTGGCTATTTTTGCACTTGCCGCTTGGACTATCGCTTTTTGTTTGTACGGGTTCTTTGTTGCGACTGGGAATTAGAATGTAGGTTTGCACTCGATTTGCTTTTGCAGCAGGTCATGGGCATTCACAACCGTCATGCCGGAGAACTCTTCGGCAGTAGGCAAGTCTTCAAGGCAGCCGAATATCGGCATTCCCAGCTCGCGGGCCCGATGCACCTCGCCCAGCGTGCCGGCGCTGTACCGCCAACCATCAATCAGAACAACTGCGTCGCATCGCTCCATCAGAGCCAGTGTGCCGTCTAGGAAGAACTGGTCCTGATCGGGTAGCTCGTCATCGAAGTGAGCGGTATTGGTGTGTGGGCAGATTGGAAACCAGCCCAAACGCGCCGTGGAAACGGCTACGGACCTCGCTGCCGCTATGTTGTCAGCAATCTTTTCCCGGCTGGCCGCCCGGTATGGGCCAGCCACATACACGACAGGTATTTTGCTGCGCATGGTCACCGGGTTGCGGCCGTGGTTGCCGTGGTACTTGTGCTGTAATTCGAACGATTTCCGCGCCGCTGCGGCCTCAAACAGAGACTCGAATCTTCCGAGGAAAATCTGCCTGTTGTTTTGATAGGCGTATGCCTTCCAGCTCGAGCGCTCATCCCAGGAAACGCCGCGAACACCGGTCAGGTTCCCGCTATTGAGTTTTTGATTCCTGGCGTTTTCCAAGTAGGTGGCGGGCCTGAGATTGCTCCACCGGTTGTCCGCGCGATCGCCATTTATGTGATCAACCAGGTCAGGAGGAAACTCACCGACCATAAACAGGAATGCGAGTCGATGTAGGTAGTAGGGCTTTTTGTCGATTACCACCTTCAAATAGCCCTTCCGGTCTTTGGTGTTCGCCGCGGTACCGGCGGCAGTTCGACTGCGGCCAATAACCCAGGTAAACACGCCGGTGACCGGGTTGTAATGCAGCAGCTCTTTCAGCTTTGCCTGAGATATGGACATTACGAGTTCCTGCCGGGCCATGCCCGGGGTGTGGTGCTACGATGGCCCCTTCCTCTAAATGGGCTGGACCATGACCAAGCACGATATTTACGATGAGATCGAAGGCTTTCAGGTTTGGAACTACATGGAGTGCGACAAGGACGAGGAAGGCCGGGAGACCTGGCGTATCAACGTCGAGGTAAAGAGTGGTGGTGAGGTGGTGGTGCCGGTTGTTGCCGGTGACCGAACCTATGTTGACCGTGGCCTGGCGCAGGTTGCCGGGCGTGAGGTCGGGGCCCGTTTGATTGCCGAGCGGGCTTAAAGCTGCTGCAGAAGGCGCCTGCCGATCCAGCGAACCACGGTTACCGCCTTGCTGTTGCCGATTGCCTTGTAGCGCGGGCCATCCGGGCATTCGTCGGCGGGCTTGTTGCGCCAGGGGATTAGAGTGTGGTCGTCAGGGAATCCCTGAAGTCGCTCGCATTCGGTGGGAGTTAAGCGGCGAACTGCTGACCCAGACTGAACGGCCTGTACCTCGGCGCGAGCTTCCAACGTGTAGGCATGATCGGCCTGTACTCCCACACCATCCGGTCCGCTCGCAGGGTTTGTGCGAAGTGCGCCCGCCTGGATTGCGTGAGTCACAATTGGCTGACCCCGCCCCGTGCCGTCCTCGCTTCCGTCGAAGCCTTCGGCCTTGAGTGTGTGAGTGATTTCGCCGGTTACGCATACCGCGACTTGGCCACCTGCATTTGCATGGCTGCCGCTATGGTTCATGGCGCGCAGGGTTGGAGCGATTGGCCCGGCGTCGGCGCCGTAGTCCTTGCAGGTGAAGGCAAGCACCGCGTTCTCTTGCCCATTGTTTCGCCCCAGGGCAAAGGCAAGGTGCTCGCTTGTTCCTGGGTCTTGCGTGCCATGCACTACCAGTAGACCGGCTTCGGCGTCCTGCTGGGTTGCGCTGCCAGCGGCCTTTCCATTGGCGTTAAGCGTTCCGGCAATCAGGTGTCCTGCTTGAGCCTGGTTATCGTCTGCGCCACATGTTCCAACGCCGTTTGCAGTGAGTGCGGCAACTGCCTTGATCTCGCCTCGGCGCGGCGGAGAATCCCGGCGCAGGCCATCGCGCTCAAAAAGTACCGATGTGGGATCGAACCCTTCTCTAGCACTTGCCACAACGAACACGCGTCGGCGTCGTTGGGCCAGGCCGAAATGTTGGGCGTCCAAGATCCGCCAAGCGATTGCTCTTTTGGGTCCATACACACAACCAGCGTCCGTCCACCTTTTCCCTGAAGGGTGCAGCTCGCAGTCTTCCCCAGCAAGCGCGCCAAGAAAGCATCCGAAGGCGTTCCCTTTGTCGCTGAGGACGCCGGGGACGTTCTCCCAGACGATAACGCTGGCTGGCTTTCGCTGGCTGGCGCGAACATAGTCAACTGCATCTGCAAGCTCCACGTATTTGATGGTGAGGGCGCCGCGCGGGTCGGTGAGGCCTTCGCGTATACCGGCAACCGAGAAGGCTTGGCACGGGGTGCCGCCGACCAGCACGTCCGGCGCTGTGATCTTGCCGGTCAGCACCAACGCGGCCAGCTTGGTCATATCGCCGAGGTTCGGCACGTCGGGGTAGTGGTGAGCCAAAACCGCCGAGGGGAACGGCTCAATCTCGGCGAACCAGGCGGCGCGCATGCCCAGCGGGTGCCAGGCTTGTGTCGCGGCTTCGATGCCGCTGCACACAGAGCCGTAGGTGATATCGGGCATAGGGGATCCTCGCCGGCTGGCGTGATTCGTTGATGGGGTATGGTTATTCGTCGTGACAGATGCGCAGGGTCTTGCGCTTGAATTCAGCGTCAAGCAGTCGAGCGTATCGATCTGGCATCACATACTTTTCGCGGGGCGGCGCCGTCAGGAATGGCATACATTGCACTGGACCGCACTCATGTAAGGCCTGAATCGCCAGCCGCATCGCCGCGCATTCATCCTTCGCGCCCGACCACTCGACCAGCAGCGCTAGTGCGTTTCGTGTCCCTTGCCTGATGCGGAAGCGGATCATCTCGCCGCCCGTGATCGGCGCCACGTTTTCGTGATAATCCAAAACCGGGCGCGAGCAGAGGAATCGAATCACACCGTCACGGCCAAGGGCTTGAATGTGGTGGATCATCAACGTCAGAGCCTCGCCTTGCTCCTCGATTCCAGCCCACTCCATCAGATCAGCCAGTGCCTGTCGCGTGCCTGGCCTGACCCGCAGGCGCAATTCCTCTTCCTGAGCCTTGGACCGCCTGAGCGATGTCCGCTCGTCCCGTTGCTTCTGACTCAGTGCCATCACGCAGCCCTCAGCGCTTCATCCTCATGATCGAGGTTTTCGAGCGATGCCCAGATGATCTCGCGGGGCGCTTTCGACATAGCGCACATCGCGACGATCTTGCTGATTGCCGGGCTCTTGGCTCGACTGCCGACATCTGCCAGCACTTCCTTGAGTATCGTGGCGGAGGGCTGAAGTTCGGCGGCCAACGCCATGACCAGCAGCACATGCAGGCCATCTACCGGGCGTTTCTCGGCGCGCCACCACAAGTGCGGTTTGCCGATTGCTGCGCGCTCTCGGGCGGCCTTGCCCTTCAGTTCAAGTTCGGCAAGGTCTGCGCGCACTGCCTGGATGGTCATGCCGGTCGACTCGGCCAGCATCTGAGCCGTCATGCCGGCCGATTGAGTGAGGTAACGCCAGATTGGGGTCATACTGAATACCGCTCGGTGGAATTTTTAGTTGTTCGGCTCTGCGCCGGGTTCGAACCTGCTTACTAATGCGCCTCATGCTGCCTGGGCCCGCTGGCGCCACACGCCCATGGCGGTGAATACGCGGTTGGCCTCGACCTCAGTGAGCGTCACGTCGTCCGGTATGGCAAGCCAGCCCGACCCGATCATGTGATTCGGGTTGCTCGCCGCGACCAGCTCTGCATGCTTCTCGATCATCAGCTGTTCCAGATTCGCCACCAGGTGCACGCCGACGGGCGAGAACTCGGTTGACTTGCTGTACTGGCTGCCGTCCGGCTGCTGGCAGAAGACGCTCATGTAGATCGTCCAGCGGTGGGCCAGGTCGCAAAGCGCGTTCGCCACCGGGAGGCTGGTGATTTGTCGGCAGTTCTTCCAGTTCAGCATCACCTGTCGGTCTGGCGGCTGAACGTCGACCACTGCGGCGTGATTGGTTCGCACCAGGGCGCGGCGGGACCGGTCAATCTGAGCGCGCCGGTTGCAGGGCTTGCGGACTTTGCTCATATCGCCTCCGCCAGCTTGCGCAGCCTGAACCGCTCAGCCCGCGTGAATAGCACGCCTTTGCGCTTGAGTACCGTGTCGGGGTCGATCCAGCTTTTCCGTGGCGGCTTCGGCTCAGGCCGGAAAACCCCTACCTGCCGCACCTCGCCGCCACGCATTTCAAACTCGGCCATGGCCGCAGCCAGGCGCGCCGATTCGACGCTGTTGCGCTGAATTGCGCTCAGTTCTGTGGTCATCATGCTGCCACCTGCTCCAGGGTTACCCCCGGCATATTGAATTCAGAGCCTTGCGACTCAACCATGTCGTCGAGGTTTTGCCAGTTGACCGTCAGCACCGAAATAGGGACCTCTCCGGCCGCGACTGCCTTGACCAACGCTTCCATGTCAGTGACTCGCGCTTCGTGACGTACTGGTTTGGCCTGGACCTTCGTAGACGGGACTGCAGCAACTCGGGCAACCGCGGGGGCAGGCTGTGGAGCGGCTTCAACGACTGGAGCAGGCTTTACCTCAGCCAGACGCTTCTGTTCGGCTTCGTCCGCCAGGCGCTTGGTTTCCGCTTTGACTGCTTCGGCCTTCTGATGCTCATCGATCCGAAACTTGACCAGCGTCACCAGGTCGTCATTGGCCTTCATAACCAATTGCTGAAGGTCGTTGAACAGAAAGGCGTGGTCGGCGGCCAGTTCGGCAAGGCTTGTCAGGTTCAAGCGAATGCTGTCGGCCGTTTGGCTCGCATCGATCTTCGCCCGGGCCAGCTCGGTATCAACAGCGTCCTGCAGGCTGGCGATGGTGCGCTTGTTCTTCATGGCGCCGACGAAGTCCGCGTGCACGCTCGGCAGGACTACCTTGCCCAGGGTTTTGTTGATCGCCGCGACGTGATCGATCAGCGCCTGTTCGGCCTTCTGCTTGATGTTGGTCTTTACGGCGAGCTCCTGCGCCTTCACCAATTTGTCGACCTTCAGGCGGGTTTCGCGGGCATGCTTGCTGATGCGCTCCAGTGCGCTGAAAAGCTCGTCGATGGTCTGGGTTTGCGAAAGCGCCTGTTTCTTCGCCGCCGTCACTGCGTCTTCAACATCGCCGCACCACTTGACGGCTTTCTTCGCGTCGGCGAAGTCTTGGTCAGTGGTCAGCGTGGTTTTTACCGAGTCAATGACCGCCAGTGCCGACTGCTCAAACACTTTCAGGTTGCTGGCGGTAACCATGCCGGTCAGCTCAATGCGCAGCGCTGGCAGCTCGTCCGGGGCCTTGCCGACCACGATTGATGGGGTGTCCGCCACTTCGTGCGCAGCGAGATCCGCCTCGAACTGTTTCCAGCCTTCGACCAACTGCTCGGCGCGGCCCGCGACCGGGCGATATTCCATACTGACAAAGTTTTCGGCGGTGCCGTCGGAGCAAACAAAAATCACCCGCTCGGCACCACTGACCAGCAACTGCTGTTCAAGCTGCCAGTAATAATGGGGATCGAGCTCGCCAGCCTTTACCTGAGCGACCAAGGATTCATTCCAGAGTTTGTGCTCGAACAGCGTCTCGCCGAGCATCGTCGCACCGTCCATCGAGGCGAGCAGGTTGCCCAGCGTGCCGACAACCGGATACAACTCTTCGCCGATCTGCACTTCTACCAGCGGGCGGGCCGCCGCTTCAGTGGCGTGGCCTTTGTCGAAGATGAACTGCTGTGACGGCGTGACGTCTGGAGTAATACCGGTCTTCTTCAGGGTCAGCAGTTCGGTACGGGTCTGGTACTTCGAGGCGCCCATCATGGCGGGGGCTTCGGAGGCGGTGAAGTGCTGGGCGCGCAGGGCGTGCCACTCGGCGGAGCCTTGAGCTACGTTGTGAATTTTCATGCGGCTTCACCTTCAAGTGGCTTGAGCTGGTTGATGGAGTCAATCTGTTCGGCGGTCAGCGTGTATTTGCTGCTGACAGTGGCGATGACTTGTTCGGGCGACTTGCCACCTTCGATTGCCTTCCGCCATTTCGGCAGGTTCTCTGTCAGCTTCTCGTCGGGATACGCCTCAAGCTCCGTCGGCGCCGCGATCTTGGCTACGCTGGCGAGCGGCTGGCCGTTCTCGCGCTCTTTCGGCATGTCCTGCAACTCTTCCGCGACCGGCATGCCGCGCAACACATCAGGGAACACGTCACGCAAGGCGAAAGCTCGGGCCCGCATTTGGCGCATTCGCTTCGGGTGTTGGGTCCAGGGGCCTTGCTTGCCCATCAAACCCGCAGTTTTTGCATCGTCCATGTCGAAGGTGCGGACCTGCTCGTCTTCGCCGCGGCGCTTCACTCGGCAGGTTGCCGTGTGTCCGTCGTCGCTTTCGTAGACGTACTCGCAAAGAGGGGAGCCGCGCACCAGGGCAATCACTGCGTCACCCCAGAGCGCCGGGCGCCCGTTGATGACCGCGATGTTCTGCATCGCTTGCAGCGGCTGCAGGCCCAACTCCAAACCCCACTGGATCGCAACCAGGATGTTGCCCGGGTTGCCGAGGAACTCTTTCGGCACAATGGTCGACTTGGCCAGGATGTCGGCGAAAGCCATTGCCTCGGTCAACGATGACGGCGTTAGGCTGAAACTTTGCTTGGTGGTTAATTCGGACACGACAGAATCCTTGCCGCGATGCTCGCAGCGATTGAAGGTGTTGGTTATTGAGTGATTCGATCGGCGAGAGCGCTGAGCAACATCACGAAAGTAAAGAATGCGAGTGCTATGGCAGACCCGCGCCAGAAGCAGTAGCGCTTGGCTCTTTGGTAGGAGGTCATGGCTTTGTTTCCGGGAAAATTCGCCGATAAACCGGATATGGATTAATTACCTCCGCATCGAACATTTTCTCGTAACGACGACGAGCATTTTCTGCGGCTTTCTTTGAGTAGAAGAATTTGTCAGCGCCTGATATTTCAACCATCCAGCCAACAGGGTGATCACAAATCTCTTGGACGCTCACATTGCCACCTTGCAAGTCCAGCGGCCCGCACACTTGCAAGGCTGCTCGATCCATTTCACTTCGGCCAAAAGCAAGAAGCCTCGATTTCTCAAGGCTTCCACGATTCCTGTAAATGATCCGGCGATGATGGTCATGACACCTCCTTGCGCCGGGCAACAATCTTGTTGAGGCGCCCGCAGTAGTGGTTGAATTCGGCGATGGTGATGCGATCGTCTAGCATCATTTCGCTCAGCGTTTTCTGGATCATCACCGACCAGCTGACCGGTGTTTGGCTATCTTCAAGGGTCTCAAGCTCTTCGCCGATCAGTACGTGAGGGCTCATAGATCACCATCCACATCGTCTTCACGCTCTTCCCGTTCTGCTGCAACAGCGTCGGCGGCGTATGGATTCAGAAGCTCCATGGCGATGCGCTCGGCGGCTTCTATGGGACGCTGCTGGCCGATCAGGTCGGCGGCGTGTGTCCTGGCATCGCTCTGACTTCCAAGGATTGCCGAAAGGAACAGTCGGGCGAGTGAGTCGCGCTCATCCAGTCCGTCTATTTGGCGCTGATTCAGGATGCCTTGCAGATAGGTGCAGTACCGGTCGAAGGTCACGACCTGCGGACGGCCAAAGCGCCGCTTCCACTTGATGTCCATGCCGCACACCAACTGCTCGGCCGAGTGTTCCAGCCATTCCTGTTCCGGGTTCGCCTCGCTGATATCTGGAGGCAACTGAGCGTCGTAACGCTCTTGGCATATCTTCAATGCTGCGTTCATGGTCGCCTCCTTGGGCGTGGCTCAACCGTTGGATACTCACCGACCTGGCGGGCTTCGTTCTCGTACATCCTGAGAAGAGCGACGCATATAACCTGGTCGGCATCGGCGCTATCGCAATAGAGATTTACGCGTGCCTTTATCTCGCCAAGCCTGTAGGCGCGGTAGGCGGCGTGAGCATCGTCGGCGCTATCAAAAATCCCGATACTCTTGGTCTTCCCGAAGCTTTTGTAACGAGCCCTGAATCTCTTCCCATGCATGTGAACGCCCATCGGAAGGTCTCTATTTTTTGTAGAGAGATTGGCCAGTAGAGAGTTGATCCATGCAGGAATGAAAAGGCAGGTTTCCGGGCTGTAGATTCGGTTTCCGATAACTTTCAAGTCTTTATCGAGAACCATGCCCTCCCAATGCTGTGTGTCCATCCATTCTTTAAAGCGCGAATACTTAAGCCAATCGGGATCAACCGAGCAGCCTTGATAGGTCGGATACAAAGCAAGGTACTCGGGTGAATAGCACCGGCCCAACATCCGGACCCAAGCCCGGTAACGCTGATCATCGGCGCGGCCTATCCCACCCCAAGGAGCATCATTTATCCCTACGCCATAGACTAGAGATCGGCTCATTACTTACTCTCTTGCCCATAGGGCGTGGCGTTATTCGGTGGGCGGGGCGGGGAGTGGCTGCCAGTGGGTTACTTTTTTAATGCATTCCCGGATAGCGAACTTTTGAACCTGTCCAAGCTGGTAGAACACACCAGCGCCGCGCCAGATTCCGTCCGGGTGAAGAATTGCCAAGCCCGTATCCAGGCATGGCTCGCCATCAGCGTCGGAGTGGTAAGCCACGATTACCTCAATCGGGAAACCCGGCAGCCGGTCTTCAACCTTGATCCAATCGCTCATGGCGACCTCCAGTGTTTGGGGTTAGGCGGTGGCTTTGGCGATGAGGTTGTCGTATGCCTCGACTCGCTCGCGCAGGACTGGCATCACATCGACGAGACCGCGAAATATCGTCACAACATCTACAAGGGCCAGAAGCAGTTGAGGCGACATCGCCATCAGCTTTGCGTTGGCTTCTCCCTCTTCGATCAGGTGGTTGTAGGAGGCGATCACGATGTCGCCATCTTCGGCCGTTACCTGCGCCTCGATCTTGTCGACGTGGTTGTAGCCAGACCAATACGACCAGGGCCCAGGCGTATGCTTCGTTTCCATGACTTTCTCCATTCATTGGTTCACCTGTATTCGTCAACACTCATGCCTCCCGCTGGTTGCCGATGGGCGCGGGGGAGGAGTGCTGACGTAATAGAGGCGGGAAGGGTGGGTGATCGTCTTTCCGATCTGTCAGCCCGGTAGCTTGGCGGTGCGCCACCTCATCGCTCTTCGTGGTGCATAGGGTCGGCAGGAACACACGTTGCTTGTGCCCACCTACTGCGTCGCCACTACTCGCGTTTATCGGTTTGTTTTGGCTTTCGCCGAATAAGTGCAGATGGCCGGAGCTGATCCCGGCATGACTGGACTCAAACCAGCCTACGTTTTACGAATGACCGCGACCCTTGCGAGCCGGGCGCTATGGTGTCGATTCACCAGCATCAAGCGGGTCTGACCGTTCCACCGTTGCTGGCGGACTATGCTTTCGTATCCGATCCCTGAACTACATCAGGGGTGTTTTCCCGTACGTGATCCCATCAGCCTGGGCATTCATCTGCTTGTTGCGGTGATGCAGGTGGGCGGTTATAGGCCGCGATTTCGTCCGCATCGGGGTGTGATTTGGCAGGGATTCGAACCCAAAAGACTTACGTCGATTTCAGCGGCGCCGCCGTCCTCAACTGCACCAGCTTGGTGTGGCGCCCCTGATCCGCCGAGGCATACTCCAAATTACACCCCGATGCGCTCTCATAGAGAGGATCGGGCAGTTAACGACAGTGCTGACGTGGTGCCTGTTTTTACAGGGGCAGGCTCCCTGTTTCCTCGCTTTCCACAGTCGAGGGAAATCCATATGCTTTGACCTCCACAGTCGAAACAAGGAATGCAGTTATGGCGAATTACATGGTGCGGGTTGAGATCTTCAAGGCTGACGGCGAGGAATACGCAGACCTGCATAAGGCACTGGAATCGCTTGGCCTCAAAAGGACGGTTCAAGGGGATAATGGGGTTCTCAGGATGCCGCCTGGCACCTACTACGGAGCAAGCTCGCTGGGAACCTATGAGCTGAGGGAGAAAGTTAAGACTATTGCCGCCCCCTTCTCCTACCCTGCCGATCCTTCAGTGTTTGTCTCTGAGTCAAGCGACTGGTCTGGCTGGCTTCGACTAGCCTGAGACGAACTACCGCCGCCAGCGGAAGGTCTTCCTTTGGGCATTTCACTTACCCAGTAGGCCAGGTAGTTTGAAGCGATGGCGAAAGCCTCATCAAAAGTGACGCTTTCATCCGTCGCGATCTCCTGAATAATCTGGCGAAACCGCTCAATCTGATCTTCGTTCATCTCACTCTCCTGCTTTCCGCGTGGCCCTGAGTAGGGCCACCTGGAGAGCATCCGACTTGAATTTGGTGCCCGGATATTTACCCACGCCGGGCCGTGCTAGCCTCTCCAGTCCCTACAACCGTTGAGGCAACAACATGGAAATTGCTAAACCGAAATGCTCGGCATGCGGAGTCGAAGGATTGACTAAGGTCGCCATCCAACCCGCCCCGGCAAACAAGAACATCCTGGTTGCAAGCTGTGGCGACTGCGGAAACATCCATTCAGTGTTTGCAAAGCCTTTTGAGCCGCCTCAGGTGCCGAGAGCAAACCAGGTCGAGATCATTCAGTAGCCAGGAACTGAGAGTAAGTGGCGGCTGGGTCCTGCTCAGCACCTTGTCGCCACAACTCAACAAAGTGCCGGTAAGCAGATTCGGCGAACTGCTTGGCCAACTGATCAAATTCGTCGGTGCCTGGCTTTGGAATTACTTCAATCGTCAATCCTTCAATCTTCATCTGCTAATTCTCCGGTTTGATTTCCCTGATACCCCTCGTGAGAAGGTCATCGAGGAAATCTGTTTTCTCCACCACGCGAATCGCCGGATTCATATCTCTGGCCAGGTCACACATTTCGTGTCCGGTGTTCTTCCTGGCTGGCTTGCGTGGTTTCGCGTACTCACATGAGGGAGTACGGCAGCTACCAGAGGCTGCATGGACGACGGTTTAGCTTTCTCACCACCGGGGTTGCCGGTACGTCGTTGGGTCACGTCAGGTTGTGTAAAGAGCGATCAGGCCCTGAGGCCCTGGCGAGTCCCTGTTGGGTGACTCGATGGGGTGAACTATCACGCATCGTGTTTATTTCGTCAACACAAAATGTGATTTATTTTTGCAAATAAACACGGCCGAAATCTGTTTACGCCTGCTACATGGTCGAGCTATGATTTTTCTACTACTGGTTATATGTACAGCTAAGGAGGATTGAAATGGCGAAGGGGCATAAGCATGCGAAACCTACAGCACGGCAGGAAATGAGCGGAGTAGAGCGCCTAGGGCTGCGAGTTTCAGGAATGATCAATCACCCATTTTCGCAAGAGCGGCGCTGGGTGAAGATTCATCGGCTGGATACCGACGGGGATAGGGAGTGGGGCGAGGTAATGGGCTTGCTGGCCGAGACGGACGGCATCGACATTACCTTCAACGATGACGAGACGGTGACGCTAAGGTGGGAAGCAAGCGCGGATGATGAGCGCCCAATTGAAGTGGTCGAGGCGGTAGAGGAGGAGCCAGCGCCTTTCTGAAGGTCGCAAAAAAGCCCGCTCGGTGGCGGGCTTTCTGTAACACCTGGGACGCCGATCCTTCAGCACTGCCAGTGTGCAATCCCTCGGATTGCCAGTTCAATGGTGGCATGACGAAGGGCAGATACAAGAAGCCCGGCGCTGGGCCGGGCTTTGAATGAGATTACTTGGTGGGCTGCTGTGTAGCGGGCGGGTTGGCCTTGTTACTTTCGTTACCTGAGGCGGAGTCTTTGCCTGATGAAAAGGCCGCCAGCGTAGTTTGGGCAACCATAAGGGCATTCCCTTGGTTGGTAAAATAAGCACCGACCAAGATTGCAGCCACTGCCAGCAGCTGCACACCAACGGCGGCCCAATAGTTGTTTTTTACTGTCGCGGCCTGCTTGGCTGCTTCTTCCGCGCCTTCGGCTGCCTTTGTAGCCCGCTCTGCGAGCATCTCAAATCGCTTGTCGCGCTCAGCCTGCGCCTTGTCTCTCTCAGCTTGAGCTGCAAGGAAACCATCAATTTTGGACGAGACAGATTCAACCCGAGCATCCATCTTGACTTCGATGGTCTCCATTCGAGCGTTGAATTCTTCGCGTGTGATGTCGTTCATGGGATCAGTATCGCGCGCTAAGAGCATTTTGTCATGTGCGGCTATGGCTATCTTCTTCTCCAGGTCAGCAATTGTTTCTTCTTGCTTTGCGTACTGTCGCTGGAGCAGGGTTGAGGACACATTTCCTTCCGGCATAGGGTCGCCAGCCTTAACTTCCACCGTTGAGCACCTGTATTTTTGAAAGCTCGTCCAGAATATCCATCTGTTTTTTCAAGCCTTTGAACTCATCGAGCATTTTTGATCTGAGCGTAGAGGGGAGGTCTGGCTCCTGGGCCATGGAGGAAACCAAATTCATGATTGTTTCGGTGTTCGCAATACTGAGGGCGTGCAACCTGGATACCAAAAGCTTCAGCTTCAGTACCTCCTGAAATTGATCCGCGCTTTTATCGTCATCCATGCTGCTCTCCAATTCAAAATCTATTAATGCTGCGTCGGGATACCTATCTAGACTTGGCTCGCGTCACTTGACCGTTTTTCACCTCATCCGCATACCCCGCCAGCCGATCCTCCCCAGCATGAAACACAGTGCACATCTTCAGTGCCGCCTGCGCATCCGCCTCATTCCCCGCTTGACTCAGCCCATCAGCGATCCTCTTCAGCTCTACGGCCGACCACTTCAGGTCTGAGGCGATGCCCTGTAGGTAGCGCTTGAGGTCTTGGCTGGGCTTGGTGAGGGGCATGGCATTACACCAAGTTGGCATTCCAGACGAGGAGCACGCGCGCCTGGATGTAGGTCTCATCGATAAAAATGTCCTCGGCTTTGTGCTTACGGTTGTCCGAGATCATCTTGAATTTGTCTTTCCCCTTCATCTGTAGGCGCTTGATGTACTGGAAGCCCTGATAGGAGAAGAAGTAAATCCCGTCGCCGATGAATTCCTTGATGCTGACATCGACCAGTAGCGGATCGCCATGCTTGATGGTTGGCGTCATGGACTGCCCCCAGCCGGTGATCATCTTCAGATGGAAGTGCTCTTTGAACTCGACGCCCATGGCTCGGAGCTTGGAGGGGCTGACGCGCACGTCCTGGAGCATCTCGGGGAAATCATGAGCAATTTCGCCGCCGCCCAAAGCTCCGCGCACGTCGTAGTGAGCAATCCATACCTCGTCCCCAACAAGGCCGGGGCGGGAGAAGTCCACCGTGACGACGTTGCTGTCTGCAGTATCCGCTACGGCAATAATTTTCTGCTTCAAAGCCTCCGGCACATTCTTCCCGCTCTTGGCGAGCATTGCCCGGACTGCATCGGCGGCGCTGCCTGGGGCGACCGAGGTCTGCGCAGTCTCAAAGCTGAGGGGGCTAAGGTCGGCTGGTGGTGTGCTTAGCAGTAGCTGTGCGTCATCAATTCTGAGCGCTTTGGCTATCGCGGAGATGTCAGCCAGGTTTGGCTCTCTGGTCCCCGCCTCGTAATTACCCACTCTCGACTGAGACTTCCAGCCGCAAGCATCTGCCAACTGGGCCTGGGAGAGGCCAGCTTCTTTCCTGAGGCGCTTTATGCGCTGCGCTAAAGATTCGTTCATTCGCGGGATTCAATCACGAATTGAAATACCCGGCTTTCACTTATTGTGTTTGCCTTTAACACGATGCGTGTTTATCCTGTGTTTAATTATGAAGGAGCACCAGATGAATCAAGTCCGAATGATCCGCGAGAGGGCTGGCGTCACACAGGCAGCGCTGCGCCGGGCGCTCGGCTGGAATCAATCCCGCCTGGCGAATTACGAGTCCGGTCTTCGTTGCCCAGGGCTCAGCGAGGCCCGACTCATCGTCAACGCCTTAAATGTGCTCGGCGCGGAGTGCGAGCTGGATGACGCCTTCCCTCCCGAAAAACAGCCATTAACAGCCGCTTAAACCCAATTCATCAGCCACAAGGAGCAACACATGCATTACGACCCAAGCCACATGCACGACAAGCCGACAAAGGTGCGCCTCGACGAGGTGGCTGACGATCTGCTTACCGCAATGGCGAGATACCAGCGCACACAAAAAGCCGTTCTTGCTCGGGAAATACTTGAGCGCGGACTGAACCAGATGATGGAAGAGCTTAACGCAAAGACCGATGTGGCCTGAAGTTGCCGAGGAGGCCCTGTGCCTGAAACAAAACAGCTGGATGTCCAGCTCGAATGGGAAGGAGTCAGCAATCTGGAGTTTTTAGCCAGGCAAGCAGGCGTAACACCGGAAGAGCTGGCAGCAAGAATCATCAACAAGGAATTGGACCGAATGTCTAGACCACCCCCAAGCAGGGGCAAGGTCAGGTCGCTAGGGCGAAGGGCTGATTAGCCCCTTAGGGACTATTAAGGAGCTGCCAATGAAACAACTGATTACCGAATCGCAGGCACAAAAAAGCCACCGGGCAATGGTGGCTTCTTGTGCAGCACTTAAAACTAATGTCTGGAGCGAATAATGCCTATTCCCCAATCGATCGTCAACACCAACGAATCCGCGCCACGTTTTCTGCAATCGCAAAACGTGGCGCGGGAAGTTTCGATGACCAGCCTTGAGCTTGTCGAATTCATAAATGCTCATCGCTCACGGCAATCCGCCGAGACCGGTTCTAAATTTGCTTTGCTCATGCACAAGAGCTTCTTAGGCAAAGTGCCCGAGGTTTTGGGCGAGCAGGCATCGGCAAAATTTATTGCCGATCTCCCTGATAGCTATGGGCGCCCGCGAAAGGGCTATTCATTCCCAAAGCGCGAATCCTGCCTGATGGCAATGTCGTACAGCTACGATCTCCAGGCCGCAGTTTTCGACCATATGACAGCGCTGGAGGAGCGACTTTCGCAAAAGGTCGCACTCCCTTCATACGCCGAGGCCCTGCGCCTGTATGCCGACCAGATCGAGCAGACAGAGGTGTTGCGCGTAGAAAACCACCAGCAGGCCACGAAGATTCAATGCTTGGAAGACCTGTTCAGGGAGGGCGAGACGGCAGCTCAGTTCTGCAAGCGATTAAACGGCTTGAACGTCATGCAGGTGAACGCCTGCTTGAAGGCTAAAAACTGGCTGTTCACTGAGGGCCGGTCCGGCACCCGGTGGCGCGTCTCCTCCTATGCCCGCGACAAGTACATGACCGAGCACCAGCACGAAGTCACCCCGCATGGGAAAGACGCATTCATCTCCTACACACCCATCCTGCTGAAGAAGGGCGCTGCACGCCTGTACGACCTGTACCTGGCCGGCGAGCTGCCCATGAAGAAGACCTGGGACGGCCTGTTCACTCACGACAAGGCTATGCGGGGTGCTGCATGAGCCGGATAACGATCGTTCTCGACAGCCCCACAGAGCCAATCCACTTGGGCATGACGCTAGCTGGCGGTCGCCTCACAAGCGCATGCCTCGGCGACCAATCAGAGCTTCTCGAGACAACCAAGAAGCTCCAGCGCGCGCTGTTCTATTACAACCAGATGCCAGAAGCCGAACGCCTCGCAATTGAGCGCGAAGCCGCACGCATCATCGCCAAATTGGAGGCCGCGTAATGGCCGGAGACTGGATAAAAATGCGAATCGACCTCCAAACCCACCCGAAAGTTTTCCGCATTGTGTCCGCATTGAAAGCGGACAGGTTGCGGGTGATTGGCGGACTGCATGTCGCTTGGAGCATCTTCGACACTCATTCTGCTGATGGCGTGCTGCTGGGCTATGACTGCAATGCGATGGACGCTGTGATCGGCTGGCCAGGGTTCACGCAGGCCATGATCGACGTGCAGTGGGCTTCTATAGATGAGGCTGGAAGCCTTGTAATGCCTCGCTTTGACGAGCACAACGGGGCAAGCGCCAAGCGCCGTGCGAACGACAATGAGAGGAAGCGCACCGCACGAAAGTCGGGAAGTGTCCGCAAAATGTCCGCAAGTGATGCGGACGAAATTCGGACCAGAGAAGAGAAGAGAAGAGAAGATCAAAACCCTCTCTCTGCGCGGGAAGCTGTCGACCCTCGCATGCCCAGCGAAATGACCCTCGACTGGCACCCGGACGACAAGCTGCTGAAAACCTACTCGGTTCACTCAGGCGTAGCGCTGGACCTGTTCACCGAAGATGCGCGCCGGGCATTCACTGCCCACTACGAGCCGCGCGGCCAAGTGAATACCCAGGCCGAATGGGTGCAGATGCTGGTGAAGTGGGTGCTGAGCGATCGGAATCGAGCAGCATCGTCGAACGTCAGGCAGTTCACGCCGCGCCAGAGCAATGAGCCCGACTTCGACAGCAATGCCTGGGCCGAAGGGCTTGTGGTGAGCCCATGAAGCCAGTCAGCCAATTGATGGCGACCATGGGCAACCTGCCGCCAGCCATTCACGCTCAGCCGTTGCACGTCACACCGCAGACGGCAGAAGTGGTGAATGACCTGTTCCGTCGCCTGCGCGGGATATTCCCGGCATGGCGTCAGGCGTGGCCGTCCACGGAAGCGCTCGACGCTGCCAAGGCCGAGTGGATCAAGGAGTTTGCCGACGAAGGCATTCGTACCTTGGAGCAGATCGAGTTCGGTATCCAGAAGTGCCGAAAGCTCAAGAAGCCCTTCGCGCCGAGTGTGGGGGAGTTCATCGCGATGTGCGTGCCAGGCCCGGAAGACTTCGGCATGCCTTCGGCCGCCGGGGCGTGGATGGAGGCGCTGATGGAGGCCTACAGCCACGAAGGCGTGCGCATCGCTGCCATCGCCACCGGGCTGTTCGACCTGCGTTCCGCCAAGCAGGAAGACAAGGGCCTCCGCCAGCGCTTCGACCACAACTACGCCGTCGTGATCCGCCGCGCCCAGGAAGGTCAGCCGCTCGACGGAAAGATCCTCACCGGCATCGGCCACGACAGCCAGAAGACGGACTTCGAACTCGCCAACGAACTGGCCGACCAACAAGCCCAGGCGCGAATCCTTCAGCAAGGCATCCCGGCCGACGGCAAGTCAGCCCGCGAGCTGCTGCTGGCGAAAATGAACATCAAGCGCGAGCCGGTGTGCGGCGCGGAGAAGCGGACATGACCGACAAGATGCGTGAAGAGTTTGAAGCCTCGGTGCTGAGCGAATACCCCAATCAAAACATGGGCAAATTCGCCACCGGCGAGTACCAAAGCACCACGATTGAGCATTGCTGGTGGGCATGGAAGAAATCCCGCGAGGTGCTGGTGATTGAGTTGCCCCAGATCGTTGGGTACGAGGCCGGTTACGACTCGATCCGCGAAAACGAATACGCCTCACAAAGCAGCGAGCTTTTCGATGCTGATGAGGTGTTTGCTCTGTGTCGCAGCATTGAGGTTCGTGAAGCCATCGAAGCCGCTGGCGTGAAGGTGAAGTCATGAGCGACAACACCGATCTGAAGCGGCTGGCCCAGCGCGTAATCGACATCGAGGCGCTTGACGGCGGAGAACCGATTGGTGAGGCCTGGGGTGAGTTTGAAGCTGCTGCAACGCCTGCTGCAGTCTTGGCCCTGATCGCCGAGAACGAGCGGCTTCATGAGAGCGATCAAGAGGCGACCGAGCTTTGCGACACCCTGTCCGTTCTTCTCGGGGAAATCGCAGTGGCGGTGCGCGGCCCGGAAGAGCCTAAATCGCGCCACGGATTCCACGACCTACCATCCCGTGTAAAGACGGTAGTTTCCGAGCGCGACCAGCTCAAGGCCGATAACGAGCGGCTGCGTGCCGACTATGCCGGATTGGCGAGATTCAACCCTGAATGGGACCGCGCAGCAGCCGCACAGGATTCGGTGCGTGAACACATGGCGATGGTCGTTCAACTCAAGGCCGAAGTAGCCGGCCTACGCACCGGCTACGAAGCCTACGAGCGGGTGAATGCTGAGCTGAAGGCTGAGGTGGAGGAGCTGCGCAAGTCCCTACTGGATGCAGCCGAAGAAATTGATGCATGGGGCTCATACGCAAGTGATTACTTCCAGGAAAAGCATGACCTTGCTGGCTGCGTAGCAAAGTTCCATGCGGCCGCCATGGGCAAGGGAGAGCAGCCATGACCCTGGATTCAATCGCTTTGTGGCTTGGCTACGGCTCAATGATTGTTGGCGCCGTGCTGCTGATCACGTCGATGCTCTTCGTTGGCGGTTGCGCGTTTGCTGCGGTCGCCAACAAGAGCCTTCGCGCGCTGATCCGCATCTACGACCTCAAGACCCTGCGCGCAACCATGCGCCAGCTTGAGGCTGAGGGGAAAGTGAGTATGAAGACGGGGGTGAAAAATGGCTGAGGTCGCTCTTATTCGTACCGCCCAAGGCCTCGTGCCAGCCACTGAAGCTGATCGCGAGCTGACCCAGAAGTGGAAGCTGGGCCAGGTCATCCACGGCAAATTCACCAAAATGCGCAACGCAAAATTTCATGGCAAGTTCTTCTCCATGCTGGATCTGGCTTGGGAGTATTGGGAGCCGGTTGGCGGCCTGATTCCTCGGCAAGAGCTCCGCGGGATTCAAGGGTTGGCCAAGTTCTTCGAAGCGCAAAGCGGTAAGCCTGGGCAGCTGTCGGATGCGGTGGCTGCGTACATCTCAGGCCTTGAGTCCTCTCGCGCAGATCGTTTTCCAGCGGTGGACAAAAGCCGTGAAGCATTTCGCGAGTGGGTGACGATTGAGGCGGGACACTTCCACCTGGTGCACACCCCTGAAGGCGTTCGCAAAGAAGCCAAGTCGATCAGCTGGTCGAGCATGGATGATCTGGCATTTGAGCCTTTGTATCGCGACGTTTTCAATGCCTGCTGGCGGCTGGTGTTGTCGGCGCACTTCGAAACGGAGCAGGACGCCTTGAGTGCTGCTGATCAGATCGGGGGCTATGCATGAGTCTCGCAGTCAAGCAGCCTCGCCCCAAGAAATGCAGCGTTCCACAGTGCAGGGCCTCATTCGTCCCCCGGGAGAGCTTCCAGACCTGGTGTTCGCCGGACTGCGCTGTCGTCATTGCTCGCGGCAAGCAGGAGAAAAAGCGCAAGTCGCTGGCCCTGGTTGAGCGCCGCGAGATCAAGGTTCGCAAGGAGAAGCTGAAGTCACGTAGCGACCACATGAAAGACGCCCAGCAGGCTTTCAACGAGTTCATCCGGTGGCGGGACCGGTCGGCGGGCCGTGCGTGCATCTCCAGCGGCCGGCCGCTGGATTGGAGCGGCAACCAGACAGATGCTGGCCACTATCGCAGCGTCGGCTCGGCACCGCACCTCCGCTTCGATGAGCGCAACTGCCATGCACAAAGCAAGCAGGACAACCGGTTTCTGTCTGGCAATGCCGTGGATTACCGGATCGGGCTGATCGTCAGGATCGGGCTGGCTGCCGTCGAAGCGCTCGAGGCTGACCAGTCGGTGAAGAAATACACGATCGATGAGCTGAAGGCGCTGACCGCGCATTACCGGGCGCTGACCAGAGAACTGAAGAAAGGAGAGGCGGCATGACTTACAGAAATGTTGTGGCAGCAGTAGTCCGGGCCCTGGCCGCCGAAACGATCAACTCAGCCGGCGGGAATGACTTCGAGCCAAAGGTGCAGTGCGCCAAGCAGAAGGGGGAGATCGTCGGGAAGGAGGCTGAATTCCTCGTCGACTGCATGGTTCACGCAAGGCTTCGTGCCCAGCTCGCCCCTGATCATTGGAATGCGCTGGTCGCCCAGTACTCGACCCACGCGGAGCGCAAACACGCCGCGATAATCTTGATTGCCAAGGCCATTAGGTCGCCAGCGCCGGAGCGATTCAGACATGCGGCCGTCGTGACATGGGCTATGCCCAAGCTCCCAGGTCAGGAGGGCAAGCGCTCAACTAGCGTCCTGCCTGCGGGCTGGTATTCGATGGATAACTGGCTAGATGATCCGGTACCCGAGCGCACCCAATACCGCTGGAAGTCCGCCATCTGCAAGGACCTGCGGCGCAGAGTTGATGAGGCGCTGAGTGAGGCTCAGGGCATTCTGGATGGGGAAGGGTTGATTGCTCAAAATGCTGCTTGACGGATAGTGGCAGAATGGCATAGATTAATGCCTATCTTGTCCTTCTTGCGTGTTAAGAATGACAACAAAGAACCCGGCCACTGTGTCGGGTTTTTTTGTGCCCACGATTTACCCAAACCCCTCGGAACCTCTGCCTGCAAGTTCAACGAGGGCCTCATTCGTGTCTCTGCATGCGCAGGGCATTTGCTTTCGGAGTTCGGCGATGAAGAGTGAATACCGCTGCCTGGTTGAAATGATTATTAGCGACGAGCGGAAGTTGGCCGAGGCGACGAAGCTCCATGCGGAGGCGCTGGAGCGCTTTCAGAAGGCTGCAGAAACACTTGTCGCTGTCAGTAAGCGCCTTGACTCCAGGCGTATAGAGCTGAGCCGGTTAGATGAGCTGCTTGATCGGGCTCGTCCGGCGAGTGGTGGCGGTAAAGCGGCGCCCCAGGATCTCGCTCCGACCGATGGTGGTGCTGAGATCCGGGCGCTCAGGGGAGACGTCAAGTCGCTGCAAGCGTCTGTACGGCTGCTCTGTCGGGAAAGCGTGAGAACCGAGATCTAAAGTTCGGTGCTCTTTGTAAGCACTCGCATGCCGATGGACAAAGCCTGATTCAGAGCCTCCTTGGCCATCTCCTTGGCTCCGCTCTTGGTGGCGGTGGAGAGCTTTTCTCCAAGGGTCTCGCTGCCGAGTGATGGCTTTGGTACGTGCTTAAGCGCCTGAAGTCCGAGCGAGGTCAGTACGTAGGTACAGGAGAAATGACCGTTATCTTTGCGCAGCACAAATCCTGACTGGACCAGCCAAGCCAAAGTCGCCTCAAAGAAATCGGTTTCCGGGTCGCGCTCTCCGGCGGTTTCGGAAGTTCCAGTCACAGGGTCATAGTCCAGGATTTCGACCTCGGCGAGGCCTGCAGTCCGGGGCGATACACCTGTGTGCACAGGGAATGCTTCATACAGGTGGGCGAGTATGTCTGCGCTCATCTCATCAAAACGCTCGATATTTGTTTTTGCCATGGCTCGGTCCATCGTCTTGCTGTAGGGGCGTCGACGATAGCACGGAGCCATACGCCCGCCTTTGTGCGGGTTTTTTCTTTGTGGAGTATCAACGATGGCCGAACCGAGTACCGGTGCGCTGGCGGTGACGGCTGCTGTTGGCATGACCACTGCCAGCCTTATCCCTGGAATTGATGTAAATGCAGTGGTCGGGGCTTTTGCCGGTGCCATGTTCTTTGTGGTATTTGCCAGAGAGCTGACGCCATGGTCGCGCTTCGGTTACTTCCTTGCCTCCTGGGTGCTGGGCTATTACGTATCGAGCGAAGTGATGGGGCGTAACTGGGCCAACACCTCGGGTCTGGTGGCCTTTTTCGGCGCGCTGTTTTGCGTGGTGATCTGCATCAGCCTGCTGGAGTGGGTTCAAGGCGGAAAGACGCCTGGCTGGTTGCGCTTCATCGCTGACCGCTTTGGAGGTCGCAATGGTTGACCCTTGGACGTTAATAGCAGGCACCTTGTGCGGTGCCATCTGCTACCGCATTGCGGCTTATCGCCGTGACGGTGCTCGGTACCGCGCAGGAGTGTCATGGCTGGCTTACTTGCTGGCCGTTGGCACAGGGTGCGAGTCACTACTTATCACGTTGTCGGTGATGTTTTCCAAGCCCGTGCCGACGGTGTCGCCTTTCCTGTTGATGGTACTGATTGTTCTGTCGGTACTGGTATATCGCGCTCGGGGCAATGTCGCTCGCATTCTGCGGATGGATTGAGCCGCGCCACGTTTTCGAATGCGCCAAATCGTGGCGCGAGGAAAAATCATGGGTTGTGTAAGTAACATTTCCGCTACAGCTTTCCCAAAGCAGGGTTCATTTACAGGCAGCAGGGTTCGGGTGTGCTTCAACTACGACACTTCGGCCTGCATCTTCGGGGAGGTCATCCGCGATGACGCCGAGGCTCCAGGGGTGATGATCATCCGTTTGGACGACTCTCGCTATGTGCTTTCCACGGAATGTCAGTGGCAGCCTGTATCGTCGAAGGTGACTTGATGACGACCATTGCCTACAAAGACGGCGTGATCGCCTATGACTCTCGCCAAACCCGAAACGATCGCATTGTCTCTGACAATGCCCCGAAGTGCCAGGTTGTCAGTGGGGTCAGCTTCTTTCTGTCGGGTGCGGTGTGCGACGAGAAGGCGCTTATCGCGGCCTACTTCGGCACTCCCTCGGCGGTCCCTGTCGAATGCTCAGGCTATGTCGTCGATGGCGGCAATCTAATGATGGTAGGTCATGACGATAAGACAGGAATCTGGAAACAGGAGCTCGACCTTTCCAATCCAGATGCCATTGGCAGTGGCTCTGCATATGCAATTGCCGCAATGGATATGGGTGCAAGCGCAGAAGATGCGGTGCGTGCTGCGATGAAGCGAGACATCTACACAGGCGGCACGATCCGCAGTGCGTTCATCAACGAGGGGATGGCTGATGCAAAGACCACTACCCCCGGCGTCACTGCTTGAGCTATCGGACCTCTCGGACTTCGGTGTCCGCCTGACGCCCGCCCCTGAAGTTTGGGAATGGCTCCAAGCCGAGATACTTGCCGATACCGGCAGCATTCACAACGAAGACCATGCCCATCTACTGGACGCAGACATCCAGATCATGTGGGCATCGTCGAGCTTCGAGAAGCAAGGCCGCACAGTCCTCGGTCAGGCCGAACAGGTAGCGTTCCGCGCCGGTGGCTGGCAGAAAGCCCGTATGGAGCAACAGATGCGTGATTGGTTCGGCGATGTGCCGGCTTTCATCATCACGCTGGCTGCCGACTACTGCGCCCAGTGCAGCGACCTTGAGTTCTGTGCGCTCCTGGAGCACGAGCTGTATCACCTGGCTCACGCGACCGACAAATACGGTCAACCTGCATTCACCCAAGACGGCGCACCGAAGATCAAGCTGCAGGGCCACGACGTGGAAGAGTTCGTTGGTGTTGTCCGCCGCTATGGCGCAAGCCCTGATGTTCAAGCGATGGTGGATGCTGCAAACAAGCCCGCCGAGGTGGGTAAATTGAACATATCGAGGGCCTGCGGAACCTGTCTGCTCAAGTCGGCCTGATTCTTGACAGGCTCTAGACGGATGAGAATTTATGGCAGTCCTGAAAAATGAGGTGAAGAGCTTCATCGTTCAGGCGCTGGCGTGCTTTGACACACCGTCCCAGGTGGTGGAAGCCGTCAAGAACGAATACGGGGTTGTGGTGAGCCGCCAGCAGGTGGAGACGCACGACCCAACCAAGTCTGCCGGGAAGGGGCTCGCAGTGAAGTGGATGACCTTGTTTCACGACACCCGCAAGCGATTCAGGGAAGAAACTGCCGAGATCCCTATAGCCAACCGCGCCTTCCGTTTGCGTGGTCTTGGGAGAATGGCTGAGAAGGCCGAAACCATGCGCAACTTGGCGCTGACCGCTCAGTTGTACGAGCAGGCCGCCAAAGAAGTCGGCGACGTTTACGTAAATCGCCGCCTTGAACCTGAAAAACCTCTTGGCTCCCACGCGGACCAGCAGCACGCCATTGCTGAGTACACGCTGGAGCCTGATGAGCATGTCCCGACTTCCCCGCACCTTTGATCCTCCGGTCAAGCTGACGCCCAAGCAGGCGAACATTTATTGCTGGGGCTTCCAGCCTGAGGCGCGCTTTCGCGACGCGGTGTGTGGGCGCCGGTTCGGTAAGACATTCTTGGGCAAGGCTGAGATGCGGCGCGCTGCGCGACTGGCTGCTGAATGGGGCGTGAGTGTTGAAGACGAGATCTGGTACGGCGCGCCGACGTTCAAACAAGCCAAGCGCGTGTTCTGGCGGCGCCTGAAGCAAGCCATCCCTGAGGCGTGGCGTGCGCACCGCCCGAACGAGACCGAATGCTCTATCACCCTCAAGTCCGGCCACGTCATGCGCGTGGTGGGGCTCGACAACTACGATAACCTGCGGGGCTCCGGCCTTTTCTTCGTTCTGGTGGATGAATGGGCGGACTGCCCGTGGGCCGCGTGGGAAGAAGTGCTGCGGCCGATGCTCTCGACCTGCCAATACACGATTCCGGGTATCGGAGTGCGCAAGGGCGGCCATGCGCTGCGGATTGGCACACCTAAGGGCTTCAATCACTGCTACGACACGTATCTGGACGGCAAACCAGGCGGCGAGCCTGACCACAAGAGCTGGCAGTACACGTCATTACAGGGAGGCAATGTTCCTCCTGAAGAGCTGGATGCGGCCCGCCGCAAGATGGACCCTCGGACGTTTCGGCAAGAGTACGAGGCCGGTTTTGAGAATTACGCTGGCGTCGTTTACTACACGTTCAATCGTGCTGAATGTCGCACCAGCGAGCGGATCAAGCCGGGCGAGGCTTTGCACATTGGCATGGACTTCAACGTCATGAAAATGAGCGCCGTGGTCTACGTGGTTCGCGACGATCTGCCGTTGGCTCTGGATGAGTTCCACGCTGTGCGTGACACGCCGGAGATGATCGAAAAGATCAAGGTTCGCTTCTCGGGACACAACATTGCCGTTTACCCAGATGCTAGTGGCCAGAACACCAGTAGTAAGAACGCCAGTGAGTCAGATTTGTCGCTGCTTAAGAAGGCCGGGTTTTCAGTCATTGTTGATTCGACAAATCCGGGGGTTAAAGACCGTGTGAATGCGGTCAACGCCATGTTCCTGAACACCTACGGTGAGCGCCGCTTAAAGGTCAATGTCGATCAGTGCCCGCAGCTCACCTTGTGCCTAGAGCGTCAGACTTATACCGACAAGGGAGAGCCTGACAAAGACCCTAAGAAGGGCCATGACCATATGAACGACGCTGCGGGCTACTTCATCGCCAAGCGTTACCCAATCAAAACGGTTGTCACCTCTATCAAAATGGGATTCGCCCGATGAGCAACGACGTCTCCTACAAGCGGGCTGATTACACCGAAGTGCTGGATCGCTGGGCCACCGTGCGCGATGTTTGCGCCGGCCAGCATCGTGTTGTCTCCCGGCTGCCTTATATCAACTCGCACGACAAATCCCCAGAAAATGCTGATCGCAACAAGGCTTACCGTGAACGGGCGGTGTTCAAGAATGCCACCGGTCACACTCGGAACGGTTTGCTTGGCCTGGCATTCCACAAAGACCCGACGCTGACTGTGCCGAAGAAGCTGGAGTACCTGCAAGACAATGCCAACGGTTCTGGCGTCAGCATCTATCAGCACTCGCAAGGCACGTTGGAAAAGGTGCTTGAGGCCGGGCGTCACGGCCTCTATGTCGACTATCACCAAGATGAAGGCGTGGGCGGGCACTCGGTGATCCTTTCCTACTGCGCGGAAGACATCATCAACTGGCGCACCGGGATGGTTAACGGCCATAACGTGCTGACGATGGTAGTTCTGCGCGAGGCGCCAGAAATTGAAGACGGCTTCGGCTTCAAAGTGGTCGAGCAATATCGGGAGTTGGCGTTGGAGCCGGAGGGTTTTGTTTGCCGTGTCTGGCGCAGGTCTGGGCCCAGAGGTGGCGGGCCATTGGAGGTAGTCGAGGCTTTTGCACCCACAGGCACAGGTGGCCGCCTCAAAGAGATCCCGTTTACCTTTGTCGGCGCGCAGAACAACGATCCGACCATCGATGAGTCGCCCTTGTACGACATCGCCATGATCAACCTTGGCCACTATCGAAACAGTGCTGACTATGAAGACAGCGTGTTCTGGTGCGGCCAGGCCCAGCCCTATATCTCAGGCCTTGATGAGCAGTGGCGCGATCACATGGAGAAGAACGGCATTTATGTCGGCTCCCGGGCGCCTATGTTGCTTCCGGCGGGCGGTTCTTTCGCTTACGCGCAGCCGTTGCCAAACACCTTGGTCAAAGAGGCCATGGCAGACAAAAACCAGATGATGATTGAGCTGGGCGCTCGTATGGTGGTGGCTTCGGTATCGTCCAAGACCGCCACCGAGGCCCGCGGCGACCAGTCAGCATCTACTTCAGTACTTGCGGGGTGTGTGGCAAACGTCAGCGAGGCGTATACCCGGGCCATCATGTGGTGCGGCGCTTACATGGGCATGACTGACAAGGTCGCGTACCAGATCAATCAGGAATTCGTAGAGCTGACAGCTGATCCGCAGATGATCACTGCCCTTGTTGGGCTGTGGCAGAACGGCGGTTTCGCCAAGGCTGACCTGCGTTCGTATTTGCGTAAGTTGGGGTTAATCGCACCAGAGCGCACTGACCAGCAAATCGACGGCGAACTGGAAGAGCAGGGCGACGGCCTGGGCCTAGACGACGAGGACAAATTAGATGGCGGCAAATCAAGCAGTCCTTGACGCCACGATTCGGCACGCGGTCTTCCTCGAAAAGCTGAAGGCAGGTGAGGTCGGCAAGTTCGCTCCCTTCCTGAAGGAGATCGACCGCTCAATCCGCGACCGGCTTACCCAGTCGGATCTGACCGAATACAACACGAAGCGCCTGGAAGCGTTGCTGAAGGAGGTCGACAGCCTGCTGCTGGGTATCTTCGACCGCTACAGCCTGCAACTGAACCTCGACCTGATCGATATCGCCAACTACGAGGCTGAATTTGAGGCGTCGAGTCTGGTCCGGTCAGCGCCGGTGGGCGTCGCGCTGGATGTGGTCGCGCCGACGGCAGTGGCTATCCGCACCGCGGTGTTGACCAACCCCCTCAGTGTGCGCGGCACCGGCGGCGGCAAGCTGATGAAGTCATTCATTAAGGGCTGGACCATTGCTGAGCGCGAGCGCGTCACCGGCACGATTCGACAGGGCTTCTTCGAAGGGCAAACGAACTTCCAGATCATTCGCAACATTCGCGGCACCAAGGCGGCAGGCTACAAGGATGGAGTTCTCGCCACCACCAACCGCAATGCCAGCACGGTCGTGCACACCGCGATTCAGCATGTGTCGTCCCAGGCGCGCATGGAGGTGGCCAAGGCCAATACTGATGTGGTGCTTGAGATCCAGATGATCGCCACGCTGGACAGCAAGACCAGCCAGCTATGCCGCTCGATGGACAAGCGCCGGTTTCCGGTGGATTCAGGCCCAAGGCCGCCATTCCACCCGAACTGCCGAACCACGTTCATCTTGCTGACCAAGCTCAGCGCGATGTTCGCCAAGGGCGCAACGCGTGCCTCGGTGGGTGCTGATGGCGGACAGCAGGTCAGTGCTGCCCTCGATTACTACCACTGGCTCCAGCAGCAGCCTACTTCGTTCCAGGACGTCGCCATCGGTCCTGTCAGGGCCAAGCTGTTCAGGGAGGGTGGGCTGACCGTCGAGCGCTTCGCCGAGCTGCAGCTTGATCGCAACTTTGCGCCGCTGACTCTGGTGCAGATGAAGGGGCTGGAGCCGCTGGCCTTCGAGCGAGCAGGGATCTAACCGAACACATTCAATCAGCCGCCTTCGGGCGGTTTTTTATTGCCTGCAAAGCGGGCAAACCAAACCCAAGGGGTGCATCAACGTGGCAGAAGAAAACGAAATCGACCTGGAAAACCCGGCAATCAAGGCCGCTATCGCGACTGCCGTTGAAGCATCCGTTTCTGGCTTGAAAACCAAGAACTCGGAACTGCTGGGCAAGCTGAAGGAAACCTCCGGCAAGCTGACCCAGTTCGAAACCCAGTTTGAGGGCATCGACATCGACGCCGTCAAAGGCCTGCTCAGCCGCGCCGGACAGGATGAAGAAACCAAGCTGCTGACCGAGGGCAAGGTTGACGAGGTGTTCAATAAGCGCACCGAGCGCTTGCGTGGTGAGCACGACAAGCAACTGAAGACGCTCGCCGGTCGCGCTGAGAAGGCTGAAGCCTTCGCCGCCAAGTTCCAGGGCAAAGTCCTGGGCGACTCGGTGCGTGGTGCAGCACTGAAGGCCGGCGCACTGCCGGAAGCCACCGACGACATCATCTTGCGCGCCAAAGGCGTGTTCTCTCTGAACGAAGAGGGCGAAGCGGTCGCTGTCGATGAGCATGGCCAGACCATCCTCGGCAAAGACGGCAAGACCCCTCTGACTCCGCTCGAATGGGCCGAGTCTCTGCGCGAAAGCGCACCCCACCTGTGGCCAAGGGCTTCAGGGACACATGCCCCGGGCGGGGGCGGCGGCCAGGCTGCATCCAAGCGCTCCGAAATGACCTCCGAGCAGAAGCGCGATTTCCAGCGCAAGCACGGCCAAACCGCATATCTCGCATTGCCCAAGTAAGGGGAAATACCCATGGCTACAACTGTCAACAGCGACCTGATCATCTACAACGATGAGGCGCAAACCGCATACCTGGAGCGCATCCAGGACAACTTGGATGTGTTTAACGCCTCGTCCAACGGCGCAATCGTCCTCGACAACGAACTGATCCAAGGCGACTTCCGCAAGCGTGCGTTCTACAAGCTCGGCGGCGGCCTGGAACACCGCGATGTCAACTCCGAGGGCAAGGTCACCGCCAAGAAAATCGGCGCTGGCGAAGCTGTAGGCGTCAAGGCTCCGTGGAAATACGGCCCGTACCAGACCACCGAAGAGGCTTTCAAGCGTCGCGGTCGTGCCGTAGATGAGTTCTCCCAGATCATCGGCGCCGACGTCGCTGACGCTACCATCGAAGGCTTCATTGAGTACGCCACCGGCGCGCTCAAGGCTGCCATCGGTTCCAACGCCGCAATGGTGGTGTCTGCCAACATCGAAACCGACGGCAAGAAGACGCTGACCCGTGGCATGCGCAAATTCGGTGACAAGTTCGGTCGCATCGCGCTGTGGGTCATGCACTCGTCGGCTTACTTCGACATCGTTGATGAAGCGATTGCGAACAAAGTCTACGAAGAAGCGGGCGTCGTTATCTACGGCGGCCTGCCTGGCACCCTGGGCAAGCCGGTGCTGGTGACCGACAAGGCGCCAGTGGATGCGATCTTCGGCCTGCTGCCGAATGCCGTGGTCATCACCGAATCACAGGCCCCGGGTTTCCGTTCGTACGACGTGAACGACGAGGAAAACCTGGCTATCGGTTACCGCGCTGAGGGTACCGTCAACATCGATGTGTTGGGTTACAGCTGGAAGGAAACCACCGGCGGCACCAACCCAACCCTGGCGGCCGTCGGCTCTGCTGCGAACTGGGTCAAGCACTCGGACAGCAATAAGGTCACCGCCGGCGTGATGATCAACCTCACCACCACGCCACCAGTCGGCGGCTGATAACCACCCCAGGAAGCGGCCAGCGATGGCCGCCACGGAGATTCCGATGGAACTCGTTTATACAAACCAGCTTGACGGCTTTGAGCCTGGCAAGCGTTACCGCGTCCCGGGCCTATTCCGCAGTATTGAGCGCGATGCAACGGCAGTGACCGTGGTAGGTGACTATCCCGAAATCGTCACGGCATACGAAGATGCTGGCGTCGATGTTGAGGTGGTTGCGTTGCCAGAGCCTGTTGTTGTCGGCACGCAGGCGGTGGCATCTGGAGAGCTGTCTCAGTTGCTTGCCGCTCTGCAAGACGAGAGTGGCGCAATGGTTCTGCTGGTCGACGGCCTGGAGGCTGGCGAAATCCACCGTCCAGAGTCTGGGGAACTGGCGTTACGCCTGTTTGATGTGCTGGGCACCATTCATGCTTCGGTTGGTGAGTTGACCACTGAACGTGACGGCCTGGCCTTGACTGTCGACGCGCTGCGCGCCGAGGTTGAAGCGCTGAAGAAGTCTGCTCTCACGCCGCCAGCTGATGAGGCCGGTGAAATCTCGGCGCTGAAAGCAAAGCTCGACGAAGCCAAGATTCAGTATCGGGGCAACGCCTCCAAAGAATCCCTGGAAAAGCTCGTCGCCGAGCTGACCAAGGAGTAATACTGCTGGCTGTCGGTCACCCGGCGGCCAATCTACAAACCATTCCAGCGAGTTGACGCATGACACTCATCATCGAGACCGGGCAAGGTCTTCCTGACGCCGAAAGCTATGCAAGCGCCGAGGACCTGGCCCTGTATGCCGTGAAGTTTGGCACGGTCATCCCTGCAGGTGTTGCCGAGCAGGAAGCGCTGCTGCGCCGGGCCGCCTTGGCGATGGATGGCATGACCTGGAGGGGACGCAAGATGAATAGCGAGCAGGCCTTGTCATGGCCGCGCCGGGAAGTGCTGCTGGATCACGAGATCAAGCCGAACAACTACCTGCCGGCCCGCATCCAGTACGGGCAGATGGCCCTGGCCGCTGAGATTCACCAGGACGACATTGACCCGGTGGAGAAGCGCAAGGGTGCAGTGCTGCTGGATCGCGTCGAGGGCGCGGTGACGCGACAGTACGCGGCGATTCCGTCGACCAGCAACCGGCTGATGCCGGCTGCTCCAAATCGTCCAAGCGTCACGCAGTTTGCCGACTATCTGCAGAAGCGAGGATTGTTTTCGGTAAGAGCCTGATCAGTAATCGAGCATTGCGCCAGTCATGTCATCACCAAAGTAATCCATCATCCCGTCACGCCCTTTCTCGATAGCGTTCGCGGCATCCGCCAAGTCTGAAAAGCTGAGTGGCGCGCAGAGTGGCACCACTCTAGATCCGGCTCTCTCCGCAATGAAGGGGTAGTCGGTAGCCGAAATAGCAGTGACTAAAGCCTTTCTAGCAGTGAATTTGTCCTCGATCGACGGGTTTTGCCCTGGCAAGGACGGTCGGGGTATGGCAGCTATACGGGCTTTGAGCTCGTCAGAAATTTTCTGGTAGTTCATCATTCTTCCTTGGGTTGTGATTTATGGAATTCTACGACGAAATGGCCGCGATGGCTCTGGAGATGATCACAGAGTTCGGCCAGCCCGTGACCATCAGCAAGACGGAGCCGGGTGAGTACGACCCAGAGACGGGCGGCGAAGCTCCGGGGGCAACTGTCGAACAGATCGCCCAGGGCATCCTGCTCGACTTCACCGGCCAAGAATTTCAAAACAACAGTCTCATCCGGCAGGGTGACAAGAAGCTCAAGATCGCTGCCCAGGGACTTGAGTGGGTGCCCGGCCTGCTCGACAAGGTGGTCGTCCAAGGGCGCACCTGGTCAATCGTTCCGCCACTGAAAGAGGTTAACCCCGCCGGCACGCCGATCCTGTATGAATTGCAGGTGCGGTCATGAGTAGGGCAGGCGCCGGCCAGTCGGGCAGTTTCGCTCTGAGCCTCGCTGCGTTTGCCGCCCAGGCTACCGAAGCCCTCGACGCAAGCCTGCGCGAGATCATCATCGAGGTGGGCAGCAGCCTGATTCGCATGTCTCCAGTGGGTAACCCGGAGATCTGGGCGCATAACGCTGTAGCGACCCAGTACAACAAGGCCGTCGACGACCACAACAGCGCGCTGCGTAGCGACTCGGCCAACCTCACAAAGGCGGGCAGGCTAAGGCCAGGGCGCAAGGTGCACGACGGCATGGACATCGTCGCACCGGAGGGCTACGTCGGCGGCAGGTTCCGCGGTAACTGGATGTTCAGCATCGGTACACCGAACAGCGCCACGACAGAAGAGGTCGACCCTACGGGCACCAAGTCAACGGCACGTATTACGGCCGGCGCCATTGAATTCAAGGCGGGCGACACCTGCTACATCACCAACAGTCTCGGTTATGCCATCCCGCTGGAGTTCGGCCATTCGACCCAGGCGCCCGGCGGTATGGTCCGGGTAACCGTAGCTCGCTTCCAGCAGATCGTGCTGGAGGCCATCAGGAACAACCAGGTATGAGTCTGTGCGTCATGCAAGGTTTGCCCAAGACCGGCCCGTGCTAATAGCAGCGATAGCGCGCTGGCTCATGCCAAACATTGCAGCAATCTGGCGCTGAGAAACGCCTTCTTGCATCAGGTTCCTAATTTCTCGAACTTGATTATCTGTGAGTTTGGCTGCGTGGCTTTCTTGGCACGTTTTGGGAACCAGAAGCCCTGTTGAGTGAGCATGTGCCGTATTTTCTTTGTGGGAGCACCATTCCAGATTTGCTGGCTGGTTATTTGTCTTGCACCCGTCTATGTGATTGACGCAAGGCAGTGCGGAGGGGTTAGCGATGAATGCTTCTGCGATCACTCGATGAGCGCTCACCGTTTTTCCCGCCATCAGGCAGCGTAGATATCCGGAATTGCTAATCCTGGGACTGAGTACCACGCCTGAAAATTTGCGCGCGACCTGCTTCCCGGAGCGAAAACGGCCCAATCCTACTCTGTCGATTGAGCGTATGCGGCCGAACGAAGACGCTTCATAGGCGTTGTTGTAGCCGGGAACAGGCTTCCATATCTCATTCATTTTGCTCTCCATCACAGAGGGTAATCACTAATGGAGTGCAGCAGGCCGGTGATTAGACGGCTTTTCGGGGGCGACCCTAGCTGCACAGAGCAATCATACAGGGCTTCCGAATGTCACACGCAATCATCGCTTCGATCTACGAGGCAAAGCTCATCGCCTGGAACGCTGCCAGGTCGGAGAAGCTGAAGATTGTTTTCGAGAACAAGGCCTACACGCCGGCGGCGGGTGAGACCTACCTTCGCGCGTTCACGATCCCGGGTGATACCGCGAGCAACACGCTCGGTGGCGATCACCGGCTCTACACCGGCGTGTTTCAGGTAAGCATCATTGCCCCGGCGGGCACTGGGAAGTTCGAAACCAATCCACTCGTTTCTGCGCTGACAAGCCTGTTTCCGCTCTATGCCAGAAATACGAAAGGTGAAGTCACTGTGATCACCATGTCGCCCGTTGATCCGGGCCCAGGTATCACGGGCGATTCCGTTTACACGGTACCTGTTTCGTTTTCATATCGCGCCGACACCAACTAATCCCGCCCATTGGGCAAACCCCGAACCCGCCTTGAGCGGGTTTTGTTATTTCTGAGAGAGGTAAAAACCATGGGCTACAAACTCCCCAACGGCGGAACATTCCAGCATGCCGCCACCTATGCCGCTGCTCTGGCGTTCACTGCAATCAGTAACGCGACTGAAGCCGTGGCCACGGTCGCAGACGCCGATCTGGAGGTGGGCGATATCGTGCTGGTTGAGTCCGGCTGGAGCACCCTCAATGGGCGCGTTGTACGTGTTAAGGCCGCAACAGCGGTGTCGATCACTCTTGAGGATATCGATACCTCGGACACGCAAAGCTTCCCCGCAGGCTCGGGCGGCGGAACCCTGAAGAAGATCGAAACGTGGGTGCAGATTCCGCAAGTCACTGACGTGGCGTTTTCCGGCGGCGAGCAGCAGTACACGGACGTGGTTTTTCTGGAAGACAAACAAGGTCGTCAAGTTCCAACCGACAAGTCGGCAGCGAGCATGGCATTGACCATTGCCGATGACCCGGGCAAGCCATTCGTGAAAGTACTGGAGGCCGCTGACGCAGGTCGTAAGGTGGAAGCTGCGCGCCTGAATCTACCCGGCAATGACACCATTTTCTACGGTGCCTATACCTCGTTTTCCAAGCAGCCAACGGTCTCGCGCAACAACGTCCTGACTCGCACCGTTAACCTGGCTTTGCAGGCCGAACCGACCCGCTATCTGGTGTAAGGAGCACTCATGGCCAAGTTCAAAATTCAGCAAAACCCCACGTTCAAGGTCACCGTTGAAATCCCTCGCGTTGGCGCTGAGCCCGACAAGGTACCTTTCGAGTTCAAGTATCGAGACCGCAAGGCCTTGGCTGCATTGTTCCTGTCGTGGCAGGAGGCGTTCAAAGCTGATGAGGTGCGCTTCAAGGAGATGGGCGCCGAGCTGACCATCGTTGCTCTGACGGAAGCCAATATCGAGCACCAAGTGAGTCAGGTCGAAGCCTTGGTTGTTGGCTGGGGCTATGACGTCAAACTCAGCCAAGAATCCATTCGGGCGCTGGTGGAAACGTCAGCGGGCGCTGGGGATGCAATCGTTAAAGCCTATCAGGGTGCATTCGAAGCGGCACGCTTGGGAAACTGATCGAGGTCGGTCGCGCGCTGTATGAACCTTCGGCGTCATCCGAGCAGCTCAGTCTGTTCGGTCTGACCTCGACAGACTACGACGACACCGTCGAAGTCTGGCCAGATAACTGGCAGGCATTCCGGCTTTTTGAAGCCCTGTCGACGCAGTGGCGCACCGGCGCGTGCGGGGCTACCGGCCTTGATTATTCGGCGATCTACGACACCGCCAGCCTCTCGGGCTTTACCAAAAAACACACAATTAAGCTCTTCCCTGACCTTCGGGTTTTGGAAGCCGAGGCCATGCTCGTCATGTCTGAGCAAATGAATAAAGGGTGACGGCATGAGTGGCGATATTGCGAGCCTTGGGATTGCCGTGCAGACCGGCGAAGTCACCAAGGCCAATAACGAGCTGGAAAAACTCGTTCAGGTTGGTGAAAAAGCTGAAAAGGCAGCAGCAGGGATCAGTGATGGTTTCGACAAGGCTTCGGCGGCGGCTTCTGGTTTGTCGGGCGCAGAAACCAAACTGGCTGAAACCACGGAGGATGCCAAGGTTCGCCTGCTTGCAATGGCCAAGGCCTCTCTGGACTCAAGCGAGTATCTGAAGAGCCTGGCTTCAAGCGTAAACACCAATACCGCCGCCATGGATGCGGCTCGAGCCACCACCACCGACTTTGCTGCACTCAACCGGCGACTTAAGGCGGATGCTGACGCTTTGGTTGGAACGGTAGACCAACAAGCGCAATCCACCCGCCAAGCAGCAGCGGCGACCGGAGTGCAGGCCGACGGTCTGGCCAAGCTTCTGGGGCAAATCAATCCTGCCGTTGCAGCGCTGGGGCGTCTTGATGAACAGCAGGCCAAGCTCGAGCAATACCGCAAGGCCGGGCTGATTGATGCAGAGACCTTCAAGGATTACTCGACGCGCATCGATTCGACGCGCAAGAGCCTTGGCGGGTTTGACGATGGGTTGTCGAAAACCGGCCTGAGTGCGAAGCAAACCGAGGCGGCACTGCGTCAATTACCAGCTCAGTTCACCGATATATTTACCAGCCTGGCAGGCGGGCAAAACCCGCTGATGGTGTTGATCCAACAGGGCGGGCAGATCAAGGACTCGTTTGGAGGCATTGATAACACCCTGACCGTGCTCAAGGAGAAGTTTCGGTCGCTGTTTTCAGGTGGCTCCGGCGCCGCTGATTTAGGGGCTTCTTTGGCCGGCATGGCAGTGAACTCACAAGATTTGGCTGAGAGTGCTGGCGAAGCTGGCGAGAGTCTTTCTGATCTGGCTGAAAGCTCGAACACAGCAGCGGAGGCCGCTGAGAACGCACAGAAAGCCGTAGGGGCGATCAGCCCAGCAATGAGTGGCGTGACGCTTGGTGCGGCAGGGATGGCGCTCGCCGTACTTGCCGCAGCGGCAGCGGTAGGCGTACTGATCTATGGCTATAGCCAGGGGAGCAAGGAGGCTGATGAGTACAACAAGGCACTGATCCTCACCGGTAACTATGCCGGAACCAGCGCCGGGCAATTGGCTGACTTGGCACTGCAGGTCAGCGCTACCAATGGCACGATCGGCGATGCGGCAGCCATACTGGCTAAGCTCGCAGGTAGTGGTGTGATTGCAAGTAGCAGCTTCAAGGAAATAGCTGATGCAGCTTCAGCAATGGAAGACGCTACTGGCAGGTCGGTAGATGCAACCATTGCCGAGTTCGTCAAAATCGCAAAGGACCCGGTGGCGGCAGCAAAAGAACTCAATGATCAATATCACTTCCTGACCGCCTCGGTTTACTCGCAAATTGTCGCGCTGAAGGAGCAGGGCGATACCACGGCAGCGACCGACCTTCTCACCAAAACCTACGCCGAAACGGTTCAAGATCGATCCAGGCAGATTACCGACAACCTCGGGACGATTGAACGGGCATGGAAAGGGATCAAGGATGCGGCTGCCGGCGCGCTGGATGCGACGTTAAATATCGGTCGGGTGCTGACCATGGAGCAGCAGGCGCAGGTCATTCGGGATCGCCTCGCAACCAATCAGGGTCGACGCGGGCGAGTAGCATCGCTTGGTATTGAGACCAGAGACATTGCTAATGATCAGCGTGAGCTGGCTTATCTCGAGCTTCAAATTGATGCGGAGAAATCCAAAAACAGCTATCTCGGCGAGCGAAACCGAATACAAAAAGAAGGTATAGATGCCGGGCAGCGGCTGAAGCAAATTAGTGATGCCAGCCTTACAAATGCAGAAAAGCGCGACAAACTCACCAAGGCTTATCTACGTGATGTAGAAGTGCTGAAGAAGGCCAATCCGGACGATCCTCTGGTCCAGGCAGAGTTTGTGGCTAAATCCCTTCAGAACATCAAAGACAAGTACAAAGACCCGAAAGTCCCAAAAGGAGCGGTCGGCGCCGTAGACCTGACGGAGTTCAACGCCTCTCAAAACGCTATCAAAACAATCCTCGCCGAGTACACCAACGCCCAAAAGGAGTTGGATGCACTGCAAAAGGCTGGCTTGGTTTCGCAGGAAGAGTACGGCTGGAAGCGCGCAGGCCTGATAGGCAATGAGAAAGACGAAATCACCGCGGCGTATGAGGCCGAGATAGCAGCGCTTGAGTCAGCCAAAACCAGAAAGACCACCTCTGCTGCGCAAGCGATCGAACTCGACAAAAAGATCGCCGATGCCCGCACTGACATGGTTAAAGCTCAGCAGGACGCGGACAGTAAGCTTAAAGTGCTGGAGATTGATCAAGAGGGGCGCCTTAAAAAGCAAACCTTGGCGATCAATAACTACACCGATGCGCTGAGTCGGCAGAATCAAGCGTTGCAGCAGGCGGGGCAGCGGGCCGCGCTCGGCGTTGGTCAGGGTGACCGTCAAAACGCCCTCAACGGTGAGCTGAATGGCATTGCTGACCAAGCCAACCAGCAGCGCCTAGATCTGGCCCGGGACAAAGCCGACGCCGCGCGCAACATGAGTGCGGACGAGTACAACCAGAAGCTCGCTGCCATCAATAAAAGCGAATCCGACCTTGCGCAGACCACGCTCAGCAATTATGAGCAGATGTCGGCCGCTCAAAGTGATTGGCGCAACGGGGCAACGGCCGCTTTCCAGAACTACATGGACAGTGCCCGGGATGTGGCAGGGCAAACAAAAAGCCTGTTCAGCAACGCGTTCAGCTCGATGGAAGATGCGGTCGTTAACTTCGCCATGACCGGGAAGCTTTCGTTTGCGGACTTCACCAAGTCAATTTTGGCGGACATGGCAAGGATTGCGACCCGGCAAGCGGCTTCAGGACTGTTGAGTAGTATTGCGGGGTCTGCTTTGGGCGCGTACTTCGGTGGCGGTTCAAATAGCGGCATAACGGGATTCAGCGAGAACTTGACGCCGGTAGCGAACGCCAAGGGCGGTGTTTACGATTCGCCAAGCCTTTCGAGCTTTAGCAATCAGGTGCATGACTCACCGCAAATGTTTGCGTTCGCGAAAGGGGCGGGCGTATTCGCCGAAGCCGGGCCTGAAGCAATCATGCCACTGACCCGCACAGCTAACGGCAAACTCGGCGTAATGGCTGTGGGCGGCGGGGGCGGCGGTACTTCCCTGAGCTTCAACATGCCCTTAATGGTGATGACCGACGAAGAGTCAGGCCGCCCGGATGGGGCTGAGCTCGATACCGAAGCTTTCCAGCGCAACATGCAAGACCGGATGCGCGTCGTGGCCAAGGAAGAAATCGCCAAGTCGTGGCGCCAAGGCGGGGTCAGCAGCCGAAACGTAAAAGGATGATTTATGGCAATCGAAACATTCACCTGGCAAACCGAAAAGGGCGAAGGCGAGATCAAACAGCGCGTGCGCACCAAGCAATTCGGCGACGGCTACGCGCAGACGACTACGGACGGGATCAACAACAAATCCCAGTCCTGGCCGTTTATGCACACCGGCCCCAAGGACCGAATCAAGGCCATTATGGCGTTTCTGGATCGGCACCAAGGGGCGAAAGCCTTCCTCTGGACACCGCCACTGGGCGAGCTGGGTCTTTACAAGTGCAACGGTTACAAGCCTTCACCCCGTGGCGGGCTGACCTACTCCCTGTCGGCCACCTTCGAGCAAGTGTTTCACCCCTAAGGTAATCCTCACATGGCATTAATCACGGACATCCAGAAACTGGAACCCGGCGGCGAAATTCGCTTGTTCGAAATCGACGGGACTGAATACGGCGCGGATTACCTGCGCTTTCATGGGCATGCCATTCCACATACCCCGGATGAATTGCTGGCCTATCAAGGCTCTGACGAAGATCTGCCTGCCAAGTCGATTTTCTGGCAGGGCAACGAATACGCTGCGTGGCCCGTGAACATTGAAGGAATTGGCTCTGACAGCGACGGCACAGCCACTCGGCCTACGTTCATAGCAGGCAACATCAACGGCCGGGTGACGGCGCTGTGCTTGGCTTTTGAAGACCTGCTCAAGTTCAAACTCACCGTACGCGAGACACTGGCGCAGTACCTGGATGCCGAGAACTTCCCCGAAGGCAATCCCACGGCCGACCCGACGCAAGAAGCACTGGAAATCTGGTTTATCGACCAGAAAACCGGTGAAGACGGCGAACAGGTGCAATGGGAACTGTCCTCGCCTGGCGAAATCGACAACCACGGCTTGCCCGGGCGCCAAATGACGACTTTCTGCCACTGGGCAATGACCGGCGGCTATCGTGGCCCGAACTGTGGCTACACCGGCAGGCAGATGTTCGATGATGAGGACGTCCCAACAGACGATCCCAGCAAGGACATCTGCAAAGGCTGCCTGTCGTCCTGCAAGTTACGCTTCGGCGAAAACGAAGAGCTTCCCCACGGCGGATTCCCCGCTGTGTCACTGATTGCCCGGAGCTGATCATGCGCAAACACATACTGAGCGCGATTGCTGCGCATGCAGCTGCCGAATACCCCAAAGAAAGCTGCGGCCTGCTGCTGGCAATTGGGCGCAAGCAGCAGTACTTCCCGTGCCGGAACATTGCCAGTGAGCCGAACGAAGAGTTTCGCCTTGATCCTGAGGACTACGCCGCCGCGGAAGACTTGGGCGAAGTGATTGGCATTGTTCACTCCCACCCGGACGCTACCAGCCGACCGTCACCGCGCGACCTGGCCATGTGCGAGGCGACGGGGCTGCCCTGGCACATCCTGAGCTGGCCCGAGGCGGATCTGCGCAGCATTACCCCGACCGGAAGCACGCCGTTGCTGAATAGGCCTTTCGTGCATGGTGTCTGGGACTGCTGGCAGGTGTGCGCTGACTGGTACAAGCGTGAGTGGGGGCTGGAGTTCGAAGCCTTCCAGCGCGCCGATGGCTGGTGGGAGAGTGCTGAGAACGCCAGCCTGTACGAGGCGAACTACGAGGCGGCCGGGTTCGTTCGCGTCGACCGGCCGCAGCGCGGTGACATGATTGTTATGCAGGTCGGGCGGACGGCTCACCCAAACCATGCCGGGATCTACCTCGGCACGGATCCGGTGCTGCCGGGTGAAGAGTCAGGCACGTTCGGCCCTGGCCCGTTCCTACTACACCACCTGTACGGCAGGCCTTCCGAGATCATCGTCTACGGGGGGCCATACTTAGACAGAACACGCTTGATCCTGAGGCACAAAACAGCATTCAACCCTGAATGATAATCCGAATAGATCCTTGCAAAAGGTTGCGAATACTTGTTTACGGTTGTAAATGGTTGGGCAAACGTTATAATTGGTTGACACCAGCTACAAAGCCGAATAGGCAGCTGAAACGCTATCGACCCAAGTAGGGCGAATCAAATGACAAATACTGAAATCCGGTTGGATGGAAAGAAATCCACGCTTAGCGCCTACGAGCGCAAGATGGCCCGTCAGCGCCCTGCTTTTCTCAATCAAGCCACGCTTGATTACATTGCTCAGGATAGTGCCGCCTATCTGATTGAATTGGGTAAGAAGTCCGGCGCTAAATGACAGCAGTCATCCTGAGCAGGAGGCTCACTCTTCTGATACCGCGACAGGAAGCGGTTTCCCTCGTTTCCGAATTTAAGCTATGGCGCGAAGGTGGTATTGGGCCAGGCGATACGTTCGGTAAAGACTCAGCTTTTAAGAAACCGAAGAGTCTAGTTGATATGGGCTTGAGGAAGGTTCATCTGGAAGAGCCTTCCGTCTCCCAAGAGTGGGACCGCGGGATACGCCGTGGGATTACAGACCCTCAGCGATTTACATCAAACCGAGTGCTCGTATATGGGCAGCTTGGTGAGATGAAGCATAACCCTTATCTGTTACTGACTATTCTTGATCCTGGGCACTCGTTCATGGAGCAGCCGGACCTTGTAAGGGGGTTGGGCGTTTTCTTTGAAACAGAGAGGCAGGATATCGGAAAATATTTCCCGTCTCCTGAGTGGATTTCAGCCGGCCCCCCATAAAACCGTTTTGCCGTGTGCCAGAACGCCCAGCCTAACCGCTGGGCTTTTTCGTTTCTGAGTATTGGTACAGGCGAGAAAAGCCCAGCGGGCCGGGCTTGGGGGAGGCTAGGTCTTAGTCTTCGCAACAGCTTTCCCGAAGGACGAGCCTGGAAGGCTGAGCAGCCTGGACTCAAGAAGATCTATTCGCTCATCGAGTAGTTTTGAAAATTCGCTCTTAACAAGAGACCTGAACTCATCCCTTTCTGATTTAAGTGCCTGGTTCTCTTTGATCAAGTTGGCCAAGACCCCAGCGGCATAGATAAAGCCGCCACTGACGGCTAGCAGCTCGTCCAGTTCAATCGTTACCTCAAGGCGTTTAAGCATCTCGTTGGACAACGATCGCGAGTTCTCGTCCGCCTTTGCGTCAAGGGTTTCCTTGAGTTCGACGGGTATCCGAAGCTTGAATTGGGGGTCTGTTCTATTCATTTTGAAATAATGGACCAAATGGGTCTTGACGTAAACGGACCCAATGGGTTCTACTTGTGTTGCACCCATTGGGTCCATCGGAGGATTTAGCATTGAGACCAAAAGCGCAATTCAAGCTTCGTTTGCCCGACGAACATAAAGACTGGGTCGAGCGGAAGGCAAAAGCTGGCTTCCATAGCATGCAAGCCGTTGTTCTAGGGCTTATTGAGGAGGCGAAGCGGAAGGATGAACAGCAAATCAAACAGGCATAAAAAAACCTCAGTGCTGGCAGGCGCTGAGGTCTTGGTTAACGAGATCAACTACCAGGAAGAAATCGTCATGAGCGATATTAGCACAGCTGTAGCGAAATCCAATGTCATCCCGTTCCGCTCGACCAAGCTGTTACTCGTTGAGCGCGACGGACAGCCTTTCGTGCCAATGAAGCCAGTAGTAGAGGGGATGGGCCTGGCCTGGCAAACCCAGCACCGTAAGCTGATGGCTGGACGCTTTGCTTCAGTTATCACCATGATGGTGACAACTGGATTTGATGGTAAGCAGTACGAAATGGCGTGCTTGCCATTGAAAAAGCTTCCGGGCTGGCTTATGTCGATTCACGCGAGCAAGGTCCGTCCCGATCTGCGCGAGAACGTGCTGGCTTATCAGGACGAGTGCGACGACGCGCTGTGGGCGTACTGGAATGAAGGTCGCGCCGTGAACCATCGCGGTCCCGATCAGGCGATGACCGTTCTCGGCCAAACCATCGGCACGGACGGATTTCACATGCTCGGAGCCGTGGTGAAGGGGAAGGTTTCTAATCTCCCTGCTCCAGCTCAGCGCCGCGCTACCGCAAAGATCTGGGCACAGACCCACGCCGCATTCGGCGTTCGGTCGGCAGCGGACATCCCAGCCGATCAGCTGGATTCTGCGCGTAACTTCATCGCCGCTTATGTGGTGCTTGAGGGCGAATACCTTCCGCGCGAGCCAAAATCTGAGCGGTTGAACATTCACTTCCCGATTCAGGCGCTCGCCGGCCGTCGCCAGGGGATGCTGACGGATCGTGGCGATGGTCGGGCATGGCTGGATGTTCGGCTTGAGGATGTCGGCTACCACCACGATTCGCTTTGCGAGCTGATCATCTTCGAGCTTCAGCGTGCCGGTTACGTTGTCGACGCCGCCCAATGGGAGCTCGCGACCTACCGCAATAAGCTGAGGGGGATCAGCAGCTTTGTCACCGGTTTGAATCGTGTCGTCGAAGAGCCGCATCGCTACGCGGTTGATTCGGGAGAGGCAGCATGAACTTCACCCTCAAAGCTGGCGGCCGCGCCTTGATCCTTTCCCTGGAGCGGCCAAATCTGGTCGGGCGCTCCGGCCAACTGATCCGCAAGGTCGAAGAAAACTGGCTGATGCTGGTCGAGGGCAAGCGCTACTCGGTCAGCGAGAAGACGCTGATGCCTCTGGACGGCTTTAACCCTGGCGCTCCAGGCGCAATGTGTGCGGAGGTGGCGGCATGAATACAGGAATTATTCCGTTCCACTATGAGGGGCAGGCCGTCAGCTTCAATAGTGATGGCTGGATCAATGCCACTGAAGTGGCGGCGCGTTACGGGAAGAAGCCAATCAAGTGGCTAGAGCTGGCCAGCACGAAAAACTACATGGCGGCGCTTTCTCGGCACCTCGGTTTTGATGTCCGCAATTCGGACTTCAAAATGGTCGAGGCTTCCCGGGTTCGTGGTCGCGCCGGTACTTGGCTGCATCCAAAGCTTGCGGTTGCGTTTGCCCGATGGCTGGATGACGACTTTGCGGTCTGGGCTGACCTTCATATTGATGCGCTCCTGCGTGGCGAGCTCAACGAAAAGCAACAATTTGACCGGGCATGCAAGGCCCTGAACGACGCTCAGAGCATTGCCAGCCTCAGCGGAAAAGAGCTTTCAAAGTTTCGGTGGAAAAAACCGAAGCTTGTGCATGACGTTGATTACTGGCGAGACCAATTGCAGCTCACGCTCGGCCTCGACGCAGCCTAGCCTCCCACGAACCCGAAGAACCCCGCCCATGCGGGGCTTTCGTGTTGCTCTCTCGTTGGTGATAAAGTCTCGCCACACATCAACGAGGGAACGACATGAAATTATTCATAGGGGCGATGGCCCTGGTTGCGCTGGCGGGGTGCTCGACATCTCAAGTGTCGGCGGACAAGGCCAAGCCTGTGCCGGCTGATAGGGTTTTGGCATTCTCGAAAAAGCCATCTGGACCGCACGGGACGGTTATCGTCACGCGAGATACAGGATTTGTAGGTGGTGCGTGCTACGTAGGAGTATTAGTCGATGGTAAGTTTTCAGCGCGCATCGATACTGGAGAGGTGGTTCGCTTGTACGTCCCATCCGGAGAGCACCTAATTGGGCTGTCTGGTGATGAGCGCAGCGGAGGAACGTGCGGCTGGGGTAGTTTGAGAAAGGAGCAGTCAACAATTGTTCAGGACGGAAGCGTTAAAAAATTCAGGATAGGCGGTGACACCCAAGTCGGCCTTGATATCAGGCCGACATCCATGTGACCGCTAGATCAGGCATGCAGACCACCTTCGGGTGGTTTTTTATTATCTGGAGAAAAGTAATGGCCGCACTCGCTATCGAATATCAGCCCATGACTACGATTTTGTTGTATGGGCAGCTCCGCCAGTTTGGGCGATCTTTCAGGCTTTCCGTCAGGTCGCCCGCCGAGGCAATTAAAGCTCTTTGCGTCCAGATTCCTGGTTTTGAGCGATTCATCTCAAATGCAAAATCGAGAGGCATCGAGTTCGCTATATTTCGCGGAAGCAAGAATCTCGAAGAAAAAGAGCTTAGCTACGGCGGAACTGGAGATATTCGTATTGCTCCGGTTATCTGCGGGAGTAAGCGTGGTGGTGTGCTTCAAACAGTCGTGGGTGTTGTTTTGCTAGCGGTAGGGGCGGTATTGACTTATGCCTCTGGCGGTACTGCCACACCGTTTACTTCTGGAATGATGATGATGGGCGCTTCTCTTGCGCTTGGAGGCGTGATCCAAATGCTCAGTCCCCAGGCCGGCGGTTTGAAGACCAGCGCAGCGCCTGAGAACACCCCCGGCTACGCCTTCGGCAGCGCCAAGAACACCACAGCCTCCGGCAATCCGGTCTCACTGTGCTACGGCCGTCGGCGCTGGGGTGGGGCAATCATCAGTGCTGCGATCTATGCCGAAGACCAGATGTAGACACTACCGAACGCCACGCCGCCCATGAGGCGGTTTTTTATTGCCTGGAGAAAAGCATGGGCGCAGCACAGTTAATCGATATCCACGGCGCCAAGGGCGGATCAGACAAGCCGAAGACCCCAACCGAAGCCCCGGACAGCCTGCGCTCTATTGCCTTGGCGAAAATGCTGATTGCTGTGGGTGAGGGCGAATTTGACGGAACGCCTACGGCCAAAAACATCTTTCTCGACAATACCCCGCTGCAGGACGAGCAAGGCAATCTCAACTTCCCGAATGTTAAGTGGGAGTGGCGTACTGGCTCCGTTGAGCAGCCTTACATCCCAGGCATTCCATCGGTGGAGAATGAGACCACCTTGGGCATTGAGCTGCGCAGCGGTACACCGTGGGTGAGGGCGATCAGCAATACCCAGCTTTCTGCTGTGCGTCTGCGCTTTGCCTGGCCAATGCTGCAATCGATTGATGCCAGTGGAAACATCAACGGTTACCGGATCGAATTTAAGATCGAAGTGGCCACCGATGGCGGTGCTTACAAAGAGGTGCTGAATGAAGCGGTAGACGGGAAGACCACAAGCGTTTACGAGCGCACGCGGCGCATCGACTTGCCCAAAGCTGTGAGCGGCTGGTTGCTGCGGATCACGCGCCTAACCGCCAACCAGAACAACAACAAAATCGCCGACACCATGCAGATCGCGGGCTTCACCGAGGTCATCGATGCGAAGCTGCGCTATCCGAACACCGCGCTGCTCTACATTGAGTTTTCGGCTGAGCAGTTCCGCAACATCCCGGCGGTCACGATTGAATGTGATGCACGCAAGATGTCGGTACCAAGCAATTACGATCCGCGCACCCGGAGCTACAGCGGTATCTGGGACGGCACGTTCAAACAGGCATGGACCGATAACCCGGTCTGGATGACTTACGACGTCACCGTCAACGACCGCTTCGGCCTTGGCCGGCGCATCAAGCCATGGCAGGTCGATAAGTGGGAGCTGTACCGCATTGCTCAGTATTGCGATCAGTTGGTACCAGACGGCAAAGGCGGGATGGAGCCGCGCTTTATCTGCAATCTGAACCTGCAAGGCAAGGCGGATGCCTGGACGTTGCTGCGGGATATTTCTGCAATTTACCGCGGCATGACCTACTGGGCGCAGGGCCAGGTGTTTTCGCTGTCGGATATGCCACGCGCCACTGACTTCGACTTCGCCTACACCCGCGCCAACGTGATCGATGGCAAGTTCACCTATGCCAGCGCCTCGGAGCGCACCCGTTACAGCCGGGCACTGATCAGCTACGACAACCCGGCTAACAACTACGACACTGACGTCACGGCGGTAACCGACAGCAAGTTGCAGCGCCGCTACGGCGACAATCCGCTGGAGATCAGCGCTATTGGCTGCACGCGTGAATCCGAGGCGCAGCGCCGGGGTAAGTGGGCGCTGCTGACCAATGCCAAAGACCGCGCCGTTACGTTCAGGACCGGCTTGGCCGGGCGCATTCCGCTGCCGGGTTATGTCATCCCGATTGCAGACGAGTTGATTGCCGGGCGGCCGGTTGGCGGGCTTGTGTCTGCTGTAGCAGGCAAGGTCATCACGCTGGATCGCGACACTTCGGCCAAGCCAGGCGACCGTCTGATTCTCAACCTTCCCGACGGCAAGTGTGAGGGCCGAACCATTCAACTGGTCAGCGGCCGCAAACTCACGGTGACCACGGCTTACTCCGTTGCGCCTGAATCCGAGCTGGTCTGGTGCCTGGATGCCGATGATTTGGCGGTACCGCTTTACCGGGTTACCAGCGTGTCGCGGCCGGAGCCTGGCGTATTTGAAATCTCGGCCGTGCAGTACGACCCGAGCAAGTTCGCGCATATCGACACTGGGGCCCGACTGGAAGAGCGCCCGATCAGCGTAATCCCAATCACTGTGGTTCCGGCACCGGCCAGCGTGGCGCTGACGTCGAGTTCGTCGGTTGCCCAAGGCTTGGCCGTGACCACCATGACCATTGCCTGGGCGTCGGTACCCGGCGCAGTCGCCTATGACGTGGAGTGGCGTAAAGACAATGGCAACTGGATCAAGGTGCAGCGCACCGGCTCATCCAGTGTTGAGGTACCTGGTATTTACGCTGGCGCTTATTTGGCTCGGGTGCGTGCGGTCAGTGCATTTGAAATTTCGTCCATCTGGAGAAACTCGCAACTGACGCAATTGAAAGGCAAGGAAGGCTTGCCGCCTGCCATCACACACCTGACCACAGAAAGCCTGGTCTACGGCATCCGCCTGAACTGGGGTTTCCCACCTGGCGCCGAAGACACCCAGCGCACTGAGATCTGGCAGAACAAGGCCAATGACCTGCAGTCCGCAATAAAGCTTGGCGACTACGCCTACCCGCAGGCCCGACACGAACTGCAAAACATCGTGCCCGGGACCAGCCTGTTTTTCTGGGCGCGGCTGGTGGACCGCACCGGCAATGTCGGGCCGTGGTTTCCGGAGAAGTTCGGGGTCAATGGCCAGCCGAGTTCGGACCAGACGGAGTACGAGAAGTACTTTGCGGGGAAAATCGGCACGGGCGCGCTTTACCCGGAGTTGAAGAAGGACATCGAGCTCATCACCGGTGACGGGCCGGGTTCGGTCAAGGAGCTGGCTGAGCAGGTTAAAGAGCTGGGCGACAAGGTCGAAGGCCTGGTCGACACCTTCATCTACGACCCAAAACTGACCTACAAGACCGGCGAAAACGCCCGCGAAGGACGGCACATCTATCAGGCGCTGCAGGCCGTACCACTCGATACACCGCCGCCCAACCCGGCCTACTGGAAGGACATCGGCGAGATCCTCGAAACCGCCAATGGCCTGGCCTTTCAGGTCAACCAGAACACCACCAGCATCAAAGATCTCGACGGCAAGGTCACGGCGTCTGCGTCATCGCTGGAAGCCTTGCGGGCCGCGGCGCGGGGCGACACGGGCGAGGGCGAGCTGGCCGACGCCCTCAAGAGCTGGCAATCCACGGCTGAGCTGGCCGTTGAAAAGCGTGTGCGGGCCACTGAAGACGAGGCGATTTCCGAGCGTGTGACCACGTTCGGTGCGCAGGTCGGGGAGAACAAGGCCGGGCTTTCGAGCCTTGAAAAGGTCGTGGCCACCAATGATTCAGTCGCTGCCAAGCGCATCACGGAACTGAAAGGCGAGCTGAGCGATGTCGGTTCAGGCGTGACGGGTAACACTCAGGCGCTGGAAACACTCAGCGGTGAAATATCTCGTATAGATGGGGCGGTTGTAGCAACGGCCAGCAGCCTGGAATCACTACGAGCAGACGCGCGAAGTGACACAGGCGAGGGGGATTTGGCGGGTGCTTTGGAAGCCTGGAGCTCAACAGCCAACTTCGCGCTGGAGAAAAAGGTGCGCGCTACGGCGGAAGAAGCCTTGGCGATGAAAACTGAGCAGCTGCAAGTCAACCTCAATCAAACCACGGCTTCCGTGGAGCAGGTCAGCAAGGCCGTGGTCGATGTGAATGGGCGGGTGTCGGCCCAAACCACGATCAAGGCCGAAACCATCGTGGGCGGGCGCAAGGTCATGGCGGGTCTCGCGCTGGGTTCTGATGGGGACACCTCGGAGATTCTGGCCTTTGCGCAACGCTTCGCCATCATCGACGAAGTCACTGGGCAGCTCAGAACACCCTTTGTGGTGCAGGGCGGTCAGGTGTTCATCAACTACGCGATGATCGATACGGCGTTCATTCAGAACCTGGTGCTGGGGATGACGCTGCGATCCAGCGCTTTGAATGCCAAGGGCTTGCCGTTGCTGGAAATCAATATTCCACAAGGAATGCTGACCCTGCGCAGCCCTGGAGCAGGCGGCTCTACGACGCTCAATAACAACGGACTGCTTGTGCAGGATGAAGATGACAGCGTTCGTCTGCGGGCAGGGAATCTAACGCTACTGAAGGCCGGAGGCTGAAGTCATGATTTATGGGTTAGAAGTGCTCGATGCGAAAGGCGTGCAGACGCTGGGGATGGAGGATTTCACCATTCAGAGACTGGCCACCATGACCATCCCTGCAAGTCGAAGTGGTGGGCTTGGCATTAGGGGTGATTACATCCTCATTAATGTGGATGGCTATGATCCCGCCACATGCTTCGTGACCATTACACCCAAAGCGTACTCCCCGTACCCACAAGGTGCGGGGCAGGCGTACTGGGGGTGTGTGCCGACTTACAAAGACCTCGGTGGAACGCAGATAGGGATCATCACGTATGGCAATTACTTTGAAGTAGACTACAAGGGGGATTGGATATTCAAGTGGAAGTCCGAAGTGGTTGAAAGTGTTGTCGAAGTGGTGAGGGTTATTTAATGAGCTACGGCCTGTCTGCGACAAATAACGGCGGTTCCGTTGTAATCAGCAGCGATTATAAAACCTTAGTGTTTTCTGAGAGAGGGAATTTCCAGATACTGTCTCGCTACTCAGATGGTGAGGGGTATGGGGCAGTTACATTTGTAAAACCGATCCAGACACAAGAGCCGCCTCAAATATTTGTCAGGTGCATTTCCGCATCCCACCCGGCGTTATCGTTTTATACAAGGGTGCTCGGAAGTCCCGGTAACTGGACAGGCTTTAGCGTAGTGAGTGCGGCTCTTGGCGGTGGGGTGGTGCAAAATTTCAACCTTGAATATGTATCGTGTAAATACTCTGATAAAAAGAGTGTTGATGAGTATGGGCTTGAGATATACGACGCTCAAGAGGGGGTAGTCTATACATCCAGTGACAGGGTAGTGAGGTTCGGTAAGTTTACGAAGAACTGGACCTATGTGCCTCCCCAAGTCGCCTACGGGCTGGTAGCTGTTTTTAATAGCAACCTACCTTTGGCTCACGATGACTTTATCAGTATATCCAGTGTGGATCGGGGTAATGCATGGTTCATGGGGTCGGTGGATTATGCGGGGCTAAGGATCAGGGAGGGCGGCGCCCCTGTGATTAAAATATTAACTAACTTAAATCGTACCGATATCGGTCTATTTCAAGGCACAGCAGGCTCGGCCTTTTCGATACCGGTATGTAAGTTTCCAATTGAGCGTTACTACAATGATTAAGGAAGTAGCCTATGCCTTGGTATAAAGCCGGGACTGTTAAAACCACCAACAACAGCAACGCCATTATCGGAACGGGCACGGCTTTTATTGCGAACGCACGAACGGGTGATGCGTTTCGCGGCCCGGATGGTGCGTGGTATGAGGTCACCAACATCGCCAGCGATACGGCCTTGTCGATTTCTCCAAACTATCAAGGGCCCACCGTCGCTGCCGGCGGCTATGCGCTCGCGCCCATGCAGGGGTATGTCAAAGACCTGGCTGACCAGGTGAGGGCGATCGTTCAGCAATGGGGCGCGACCTTGGCAGGGTTGGGGCCTTTGTCCAGCGTAAGCATTGCTCCGATTGCCAATGGCGGCACGGGCTCAAACTCTGCAGCGGGTGCTCGTACAGCCCTGGGGCTGGGGACCGCAGCGACTGCAAACCTCACAAGCTCTCCCGAGGATTACGGGGCAGGTAAAGTGTTGCAGGTCGGTGCCCTGGGCTGGAACGGTGGTAACTCCTTGGCCCAGTCTGCATCGGGTGACGCGAATTTGTTGGGGCGCTCAGGGATCTATCTCTACTCCAACGGGGGTCAGAACGTGCCCGCTGGTGTGTTCCCGCATGTCCGGCTCACAACAGCCGCGCCCGGGTACCAGACCCAAGAGGCGATTTCATCGTCTCCAAATCCTCGATACATGATGCGCAATCAATATGGTGGCTCGTTCTCCCCATGGGTTGAGTTCTACCACTCTGGTAACACCACCCGCGCCGCCGACGGCACACTGAAGGCTATTTAAATGACGACTCGTGCAGCTATCAACATTCTCGGCTCCACCGGTGAAATCATCGACATCACATCGCTGGGCGTGAGCACCATCGAATCGAAGCGAGAAAGCCCCGGTATTTACCAACTGATCGGAACGCAGGGCATGGCCAGGGCGCCAGAGGGGTGGGGCTATGTCGTCAACCAGATGGACGTGGATAAAACCGTGGCCATCTCCTATGACGAGCAGGTGCTGCGCGTCTGTGTGTCCCTGGACGACAAGCCTACCGACCTGAGCCACAGCATTACCTTGCACGTGGCCGTCGATGAGCTACCAGTCTCATCCATGCCACCCCCTGAGCAGGTGCCTGACATGGATCCAGCCCAAGAGGCCCAGCGCGAATACACTCACTTGCGCGCCATCGCCGACTACGCTATCGCCCCGCTTCAGGATGCTGTCGATATCGACGAAGCCTCAGAAGAAGACGCCGTCCGGCTCAAAGCCTGGAAGAAATACCGCGTGGCGCTTAATCGTGTGTTTGAACAGAGTGGGTACCCAGACGCCATCGATTGGCCGTTGGCGCCAGAGTAAGCCCGGCCGTTATCCCGAACCCCGCCGAGTGCGGGTATTTTTTTGCCCGGAGAAAGCCATGCCCATCACCACGCAGCAACTGTTGCAGATCCTCCCAAACGCCGGCCAATCAGCCGGCGTTTTTGTTTCTGTCTTAAACTCCGCCATGAACCGGTATCAGATCGTCGGCCCGAAGCGTGTCGCCGCCTTCATCGCCCAAATTGGTCACGAATCGGGCCAGCTCAAATACGTCAAAGAAATCTGGGGGCCTACCACTGCTCAAGCCCGATACGAAGGCCGCGCTGATCTGGGCAACACTCAGCCGGGTGACGGCTCCAAGTATCGCGGCCGTGGCCTGATCCAGATCACGGGCCGCGCCAACTACAACGCGTGCGGCGAAGCGTTGGGCCTGGACCTGCTCAGCAAGCCAGAACTGCTGGAGCTGCCGCAGCACGCCGCGATGTCGGCGGCTTGGTTCTGGTCTATGAAAGACCTGAACACGCTGGCGGACAAGGGAGATTTCGTGAAGATCACTCGGCGCATCAACGGTGGGCTCAACGGCCAGGCCGACCGCCAGGGGCTGTACGACAAGGCGCTGAAGGTGCTGGCATGACGCCCGGTCAAGTCCTGGCCGCTATCCTGCTGGCGCTCGCCATCGGATTTGGCGGTGCCTGGCAGGTGCAGGACTGGCGCATGGGCGAGCGACTGGCCGTGCAGGACGGCTTGCACCAGTCGGACCTGACAGCTATCGGCAATGCCGCGGCCGCCCAGGCCCGTATCGAGCAGGACAAGCGCCTGGGCCTAGAAGGCCGTCTTCAATCTATAGACGAAGCGCATTTCAAGGAATTTAGTGATGCACAGAAAAATATTTCAAGGCTGCGTGATCGCCTTGCCACTGCTGATGTGCGGCTGTCAGTCCTTATCGACGCCACGGATTCAGCCAGTGGCTGCAACGTGCCTTCCACCACCAGCGCCGTCGGCGTGGTTCATGCAGCCCGTCGAGCCCAACTTGACCCAGCGCATGCTCAACGAATTATCGCCATCACCGACGCCGGCGACCAAGGACTGATCGCGTTACGGGCGTGCCAGGCGTACGTCAGGGCTGTGTTGCGTTAAGCTAGACCGAATGGATTGAATCGCGCACAAGGAAAGGCTATGGGTCAGGATTTTGTAGGGCTGGGAGTGCTGCTGGTCATCGCCTGGATGGTTGCCATTGCGCTTATTATTTACGTAGCGGCCAAGTAGAAAAGCAAAGCCCCGGAGGTTCGCGGCTCCAGGGCTTCTATTTTCGCCTCCATCCCTTAATGGCTGACGAACGTGGCTGGGAGATTACCAGCGACTTTCGGATATTTCACTACGACTATAGGAGATTGTAATCGGTCGGCGGGACGTCGGGGGTGGGTGTTTCAGGCATGGATCGAAAGATGCGCACGTTACTTACTGAGCGCCGGCAGCAGATCGGATAAAAAAAGGAGAGTCGTTGCGGCGGTGAGCTGCCAGTAACACGCGATCAAGGTCTGATCGCGCTCTAAGGGTGCCGGGCTTATGATGGCGCACAGAGTCGGCTACGCTGAGTTGGTCGGCCTACAGTGAGAGCCATCAACATCCATCCAAACGGGAAGGACCTTGTGGATAAAAGACTGGCGGGGCTATCGTTCTTGTTGACTCTCTGCTGGGTAATTGCGGTGATTGACGTTATGTGGCTCTTCAGCTGAGCTGTCTGCCTATCACTCAGGAGTCATCAGGACAGCAAGAGTTAGCTTGATGAATTCGTCATTGTAATCAAGTATTTCTAGTGCGCCACGGACGTTTGCTGTTGCTTCGACGCCGCCGTGTCGCTCGACCCATTGCGCGAGTTCCATGATGGCGGCTCCTAGGGCGACTTGGTTTTCGTTGAACTTGGAAAAAAGGGTAGGTAGTAAATCTGAATTAGGCAT